AAATGATTGATTGGAAAATAGCAAATGTTTCCGGATGCATTGTAAGCCACGAGCACGGAGACCATGCACGCTACATAAAGGATTTCATGAGATCTGGTATTCCGGTTTATACGGCATTTGAAACGCAGACCGCACTTGAGACCATAACCGGAGAACGTACAATAGCCATTCCACCACGCAGAACACGGCAAATCGGCAGTTTTACAGTAACACCCTTCAATGTACCGCATGACACGGAAATTGAGTGCTATGGCTATTTAATCGAGCATGAGGAAATGGGCAAACTGTTATTCTTGACAGACTTGGAATATTGCAGATATGACTTTTCCGACATAAAGGTTGAGCATATCATGGTTGAAGCCAATTACAGCATGGACTTGGTAGAACGAAATGAGCCAAATTACGAACACCGTTTACGAGGTCATATGAGCCTTGATACGGCACTTAAATTTATTCAGACGAACGACAACCCAGATTTACGAAATGTCGTTTTAATACACTTATCGGACACAAGCGGAGATCCCGCGTTATTCCTACAACGAACGAAAGAAACAATTAAATATGGAGCAAATGTTTATGTTGCAGAAAAAGGACTAGAGGTTGATATGAACCTTTGTCCGTTCTGAAAGGAGAAAGCATGAAATTATACATTTACAGTTTTTGGGGCAATAAATTTTCTTGCAGAGAAGCAGACGTAGAGGAAAAGCCAAAAACGTATATCATTACTGAAGAATCCGAATTTGGATATAAAGGACAGAGAATCCGCAAGGACGAAATTGGTGTGTTAAGCGGTTACAGCCGGGATAAGGTCATTCTGACGGAGAAAGACAAGAAAAAAGCTGTTGAAATGCTTATTAGCAGGCAGAGCACTATTGTTGAGAGGCTCCGAGTACGTCTTGAAGATGAAGAGAAAGCCCTTGAGACTATCAAAGCGGAACTCGAAAAAGAATAATTAGGTTGAAACACCTTGGCGAAAGCCTAAAAGAAACCATCTTGTTTGGCGAAAAACAATAGTTATCACAGTTTTATTGTAAGCCGTCTATACCATGGCGGTGCATCCCCCATGCACCGCCACCCATAAAGGAAGATGAGAAATGACAAGAAAATGTAGATATTGCTCAATCGAATTTGAACCCGTGCGGTCAACACAGCTTGATTGTAGTCCAAAATGTAGACACCGCTGGCATCAGGCAATGAATGCCGAAAAATCCGGAAAGACCGTGTACGACAGAGTTTGTCCGAAGTGTGGGCGGACTTTTCGCACGCCGAACGAATCAGAGAAGCTTTGCATAGATTGCAGACCTCGCAAAAAGAGAGATTACACCAAGAAATCTAAGAAAAGTAAGAAATCAATGATCGTAGAAATTAACGAGTTGGCCCGAGAATCCGGGATGAGTTACGGAAAGTTTGTGGCTCAAATGAGCATTAAACCATTGGAGAGGAAGTGATCGAGTGGACTATAAGAAGTTTAGACAGGCAAAAGCTATAGAGGAAAAGAATAAGCAAAAATGGCTTGCATTGAATCCAAAGCTTGATGAGGATAGCGGAATCTATATATTGCTTAGACAGGATGAAAACGGATTCAAATACGCATACATAGGACAGGCTAAACATATTCTGACAAGACTTGCGCAACACCTTACAGGGTACCAGCATATTGACCTGTCATTGAAAAAGCATGGATTGTTCGACACGAAAGAAAATCATTATGGCTGGCATGTGGAGTGTTGGAAATATCCTGTGGCAGAGTTGGACGAAAAGGAACAGTTCTGGATTAAACACTATGCAGACAAAGGTTATCAGCTTCGCAACAAAACAAGCGGAAGCCAAGGAGCAGGAAAATCACAGATTGCAGATTACCGTCCGGCAAAAGGCTATTATGACGGCATTAAACAAGGCAAAAAGAGTCTTGCCAAGGAATTATCGCATATCGCTGAAAAGCACCTCGAAATCCGCTTGAAGCCGGAGAAACAGGGTAACAAAGTTTCTGAAAAACAGTATGAGAAGTTTATGGCTTTGATTTCTGAAAATACATATGAGGAGAGTGATTAAATGGCAGAAGTCAAGTGGATTAAAATCACAACAGATGTCTTTGATGATGAAAAGATTCTGCTGATTGAGAGTATGCCGAGTGCGGATAGCATCATTACGATTTGGTTCAAACTTCTTATTCTTGCTGGAAAGCAGAATAACAACGGTGTGTTTATGATGAGCAACAAGTTACCGTTCACGGATGAAATGCTTGCCACCATTTTTCGCAGAGATTTGAATACGGTAAGGCTTGCGCTTAAGACATTTGAAGAATTTGGAATGATTGAAGTTGTTGATAATGTGATAACGATTCCGAATTGGAATAAGCATCAAACGCTTGACGCTTATGAGAAGAAAAAGGAGCGTGACAGGATTTATCAACAGAATCGTAGAAAGAAGCAGAAAAACCTAATTGAGCAAAAATCGCCCGATAAATCGTCTGATGTCGCTGTTTCAGATAAAGAAGAAGAAAAAGAAGAAGATAAAGAGAAAGAAAATATAAAAGAAAATTCGCTGTCGACCGATTCTGGTGATTTGTTTGATTTTGACGATGCATGGAAAAAGACTTTTAGTATATACCCCAAGAAAACAGCGTACAGTACCTCTAAAACAGCTTGGATGGATAAGGTGCTAGAAGTTATCGAAGAGAACCAACCGGACATTGCACGGCTGTTATACAAAGCCACAGAAGCATATTTGAGTGACTATCAAGAAAAAAATCCAGACGATAAGGATTTTCGGTACATTCCAAAATATGTTGATTGGCTGAAAAATGATTGTGATTATTGGTTGCAGATTGTAGAGAAACGAGGTGATTGCAGTTGACAGAAGCAGAGTTCGGAGTGATCGGGTGCATATTGATTGACAATGATGTGTTAAATAGCATCTGGCGGACGCTGAAACCGGAAATGTTTAGTTCGGATTTCGCGCAGGACACATACAAGGAAATGCTTGCAATGTATGACCGGAATGAAAGCATTGATCCCATGTCTTTATCAATGGCACTTGAGAACCACAAATACACGCAGGAACAGATTAGTGAATTGATGAAATCCTGTATTACCGGGACAATCACTTCGACCATGGTTAAAAGTTATGCCGATGCGGTTGCGAAAGAATACAAAGCAAGAACGGTTCGTGAAATGTATCAGAAATCCAGTTTAAAGCCATGTGACATTGATGATACAATCAGCGATCTTCTTACAAGGCTTGAACATTTGCAAGAGGGAAAAGAAGTAAAACTGAAACCAATTAAGCAGATTACAGTTGAGAATAGGGACAAATATTTCAATGAAAGCGTCGGAGAAGGTGGTATAAAAATCGGGTTATCGCAACTTGATGATGCGTTTGGAGACCTTGAACGCGGTGATGTAACAGTAATTGCTGCAAGACCGGCAGTTGGAAAATCCGCACTCACAACGCAGATTATCGGGAATATGTCAAAAAAAGGACTTAAAGTCGCATATTTCAACTTGGAGATGAGTGATAAACAGGTGTATGAGCGATTTATTTCAAGGCTTGCGGAAATCGGCTTAACGAGAATCAGAAGGGCAAAAGCGTTTCTTGGTGATGAACAGGAAAAATTTAACCAAGCGAATGAGGAAATGAGCGATTATCAATTATGGATTGCGTCCGGTACTGTATCTCCGAGAGAAATAAAGTCAGAATGCAGGCACCAAAGCTTTGATGTTATCGTTGTTGACTATCTGCAATTGCTTATGCCGGATAACAGATATTCCGGAAGAAACGAAGAAGTAGCATCAATTTCAAGAGGTTTGAAATCTGTTGCAAGAGACTTAAATACCCATGTGATAGCACTTTCGCAGATAACAAGGGCCTCCGAAAGCAGAGACACAAAAGAGCCTACCATGGCAGAGTTGAGGGAATCCGGGGCAATCGAACAGGACGCGTCAAACATAATTATGCTGTGGAATCTGTCAGACAATGACAAGGGAGCCAAGGGTGTAAAAATCGAGAAGAACAGACAGGGAATGACAATGCGTGAAGCAATGGAGTTTGACGGAGATCACATGAAGTTTGTTGAAATCGAAAAACCGTTTGATGATGTTGTTGCGGAGATAAAAAAGAAAGAACGTGGGGACGGATTCAAGCCGTACAATGGCGATTGTCCGTTTTAGAGGTAGTGGCTATGGCAAGTGCAAAGATCGAAAAGGGTTCGGAAGAATGGATGTTTTTCATGGATTTTTGGAAGTTTCATCAAGACTACTACAAAGCAGATAATTGCGATGATTGGTACATCGGAATGATGGATGCAGGAGAAAAGCTCATTGTGAAATATTCCAAGACAGAATTTTCAGATTTTGCAAGAGGTTTGGTATTTGAACATTTTGCAGATGTGGAGAGAAAGGCGAGAAATGAAGTATAGAACTAATTCAGAGAAAACGGCTGAAAGAAACAGAATAAGAAGGTCTGAAGAGATTAGAAGTTATTATGATTCAAAACCGGAGAAACGCGATCCGAAAGCATATGAACGTTTTAAAGCCGAATCTACAAATTGCGGTAGCGGAAAGTTATGCGAGTACGGAGATAAAACAAAGGTGTGCGATCCGAGTTGCAGATTCTGGAATACCTGCATCAAGGGCAAACATATGTAATAGATACTGGAAAAATTAATGAATAGGAGAATATATAAATGAACGAAGAATTTTTATTAATCGTAGAAAGCTTAGAAAAATATAAGGATCTATTAGAAAGTAAAAATGATGAAATTTGTGATGGAATGACTGAAGGCGAAAAGAGAGCATATCAGTTAGGAATTACAAATATGTATGAAATGTTGAAGCAAATTATTGAACATGATCGCAACGAAGGTAATTATAACGTATTTGTTCCTGAGATTAAGGAAGAAGAATCTGGCGAATATGATTTAGTAGATTTTGTTAAATGGGATTCTAAGAACAGAGAATAAATAAGTATGAAGTATTCCGAAAGAGTAATCGATCAGATAGTTACTATATGTTAATAGCATATCGGATAGAAGGGAGTACGAAAAATGAGCAACGCACTTAGAAAAAGAAAAAGCCGACATTCTTTACTAAGAAAGACACAATGATCATCGGTCGGAATGACTTTGAATCAAGGAATACAGAACGTGTTGTAATCAAATCATATAAGGATTATCAGGCTATAGGGTACATAATTCTGCATGACAAATTCGGTTTCGGTCAAAAACGCATGGCAAGGCTTGAACGTACAGTAAATGCATATTCCGAAGCTGCGGCAGATGATAAAAACATGAACGGAGTAGCATTGGCGTATGTTCTGAAAGAAAAATACGAAGTGAATGTTAAAGAAATTGTAAATAGCGTACCGCAAAGCCAATTAATGAAGTTGTATGCATGGAAAGGGCATTGCATCGAACGTGAAGCATACAGGCTTTCCAGCGCATCGATGTTTAACTATATGTCATTGACCATGGCTGCATTAAAGACCGTGTTTAAATTTACGAGGAAACAGTTGGTACAGTTTTCAGAGAAGTTTATTGATTATATTGATACGTTAGCTAATTACAAGCAGTTTCAGTTAACTGTACCGATGATAGCTGAAACGTTAGCGGATGAGATTAAGTTTGTATGTGATTTGGAGGCGTAAATATGAGGGTAGATTTGCCGACTTGTAATTTTAAAAATTGCAAATACAATGTGGACTATAATTGCACAAAGCCTAATGAATATAAGGTTTGTAGCAGAGGGAATATATTTACGCTTGCGGAAAAGTTGTACGAAAAATATCCGGACGATCAAGATATATGGATATTGCTACAAGAGGTTGTAAGAATTGGTCAAAGAATAAACTTAATAATTGATGAATTTGGATTAGATAAGGAGGACGCGTAATGTTAAACAGAGAAAAATATGCGAAGGAGATTGTTGACGTCGCGTTAAAAGATGAAACATTTGCTTTGATGGACGGAAACATCTGTGCTTGTTCTGATGTGCAAGGCTGCACGAGTTGCGCTTTTTATGACAGCGATGATTGCATTATATCGAAGCAGGAATGGGCGAACAGTGAGTATGTTGAACCACCTGTTGATTGGAGCAAGATTGCAGTCGATACGCCGATTTTGGTAAGAGATTACGAAAAAGAAACGTGGGAAAAGAGACATTTTGCAAAATACGAGAACGGAATAGTGTGCGCATGGAGTGCAGGATCAACGTCTTGGAGCGTGTCCGCGAGTAGCAATATAGTCGGTTGGAAATTCGCAAAGTTGGCAGAAAGTGAGGAATAGACATGGAGAGATTAACAGATAGTAATGCTGCAGGAAATTTCTTCTATCCGAAATGCTTTGAAAAGTGTGACGGATTTGGGGCAAGTAGCAAATGCGATAACTGTGAGATTGCAACAAGTATTTGTGAGAAGTTAGGTAAATACGAGGACTTAGAGGAACAGGGCAGACTTATCAAGTTACCTTGCAAGGTGGGAGATACTGTTTACGTTATTGCTGGAAAAAACATATCTGCACAGAAGATTCAAAGAGCAACGATTGATTCAGAAATGAAAATTGAATTTTGCACAAAAAGAAGAGGATTTGCATTGTTTGATATAGGTAAAACAGTATTTCTCACAGAATCCGAAGCCGAAGCAAAACTGAAAGAATTGAGAGGTGGAGAAGATGAAAGTAGTAACAGTTAGTGATTTGATAAAAATTCTTGATACAAAAGAAAATAGATATGGTGCTACAGGAAAACCGAGAATATTGAATTTATCTTTAAATGGCAATTTTGCTGGCGATATTGAATCTGTAAAGTTAGATGGTTATGGAGATGGACTTATTACGGACGTGACGATGGAGATTACTACATCTAAATCCACAACAACCAATGCCGACAGGATAAGGAATATGTCAGATGAAGAGTTAGCAGAGTTTCTTTGCAAAGTAAAATCAGATTATCAGTGGATGGAACATGAATTTCCGAGCGAAGAGGAACATAGCGAGTGGGAAGAGTGGCTTCAGTCAGAAGCAGAATAGGAGAGAAGGAGAGAATATGGAAGACAGATATCTGTATAAAGCTAAGACAACTCCAAAAGAAAAAGGAGAATTTAATAATGTTTGGGTTACTGGAAATCTTATTGTTTCCAATGGAAAGTATTACATACATCCTGTGGGCAATGTTGTAAATGTTAAGAATGAGACTGGAAGAATAATTGTAATGCACGAAGTAATTCCAGATACAATCTGCCGATGCACAGGCTTAAAAGACAGGAACAGGAACGGTAATCTGATTTGGGAGAATGATGTTGTTGCGTATTGGGATACATATAGTACAGAGAGCGGTTACGCAGAAGCAGATTGTATCGGGAGGGTCGTATGGGACGCTGAAACGATTTCATTCCAAGTTACAAACAGATTATCTGCTGAAAGCTATGAGGTTTTGGGTGAATGTAGTGTTATCGGCAACATATTTGACAATCCGGAACTGTTGGAGGTGCAACCATGACGATTGATGAAGCAAAAATATTTATTCAAAATGCTATGGAACAATCAAGAAATGCATTGGCAGAGTTGATGTTAATAATGCCAAAGGTATTTGCGGCTAAAAGAAAGAGCCTTGGTGAGTATTACAGCAATTTAGAGAATTGCAAAAAGGAAATTCAGGCATGTGAAATAGCTGTAAAGGCACTGGAAGAGGTACAGCAGTACCGCGCGATCGGCACGCCGGAAGAATGCTTGCGAAATAAGGATTTCTTGGATTTTCTTTCAGACAAAATGAACCCGAATGATTTTGAAATATACTTGCGTTTATACAATGCGTTGGAAGAAAAGGGGTGTGAAGAATGAGTGAAAGTCTTAAGCCATGCCCGTTCTGCGGACACAGTATAGATATTGAAAAAGATGTGTATGATCCAAGTGATGATTGGCATCCGACATTCATAGATCCGGACAGTGGCGGCGACCCTATTAACATTCATTGCAAATGTGGCTTGGAGTTTTGCACTGGTACATATGACTGGGGCGAATTTGTGAAAGCATGGAACAGGAGGGCGAACGATGGGAAGATTGATTGATGCTGATAAATTGTTAGAAGAAACAAGAAGAGATAGAGATTATGCAGAAAAAAATGGGTTTATGGATATGTATCATGAAAGACAAGCACTGATAGACAGGATAGAAGCGCAACCGACCGCCTACGATGTAGACAAGGTTGTGGAGCAGCTGGAAGATAGAAAAAGCCTTATGCTGGAAACGCTTAAAATTTCAGAAGCAGATATTGATAGAGGAAGAATTTACGGAATGGACAAAGCAATCGAGATTGTGAAAGCAGGTGGTGCAGATGGCAATTAAACCAATTTTATTCAATTCCGAGATGGTTCGGGCAATTCTGGAAAGTCGAAAGAGTTGCACCAGAAGAGTTGTGAAACCGCAACAGTTCATAGGGATGTTGCCGGATAAATGCAAAAATGGAGCACCTGAAGAATTCTTGAAAGAAAAGAAACTCATGTTCAAACCATACTGCGATATGACAGATATAGAACTGATAAATACTGCATACAAAGCTCCATATCAGCCGGGCGATATTCTTTATGTCCGCGAAACTTGGGAATATTTTGAATGTTGTTGTTGCGAGGGAGACGAACATGGAAATTGTTACCGAGAACCACAACAGAGCGCCTTGAATAAAAGCTGTGGCTGTTATATGTACCGGGCAACAGATGAAATATATGGAGATGCAAGGTGGCACCCATCCATCCACATGCCAAAAGAAGCCGCACGGATTTGGCTTAAGGTTACGAATGTGAGAGTGGAGCAGTTACAGGAAATTACCATTGACGGTATTCGTAATGAGGGGCTTTCTTCTATGGCAGTTCATGCCGGAGACATGGAGATTGCAATGGAAGAGTGGAAAAACCTTTGGAACAGCACCGTCAAGAAGTCCGACATAAACCGCTACGGCTGGGATGCGAATCCTTGGGTGTGGGTTATCGAGTTTGAGCGGTGCGAGAAACCGGAGGGAGTGTGAGATATGGAAAAAAGCAGAGCTAGTAAAATGAACGGCTATCGTAGCATGGTAAGCCGTCAGAAAAATGATGTTTTTAAGTTTAAGCCTAAGAAGAAAAAGAAAGGGTGATTGTATGGCTAAAGCAGTTTTAGTTATGGATATGCCGGAATCGTGTTTCGGTTGCAACTTTTGCCATATTAACAGCAATGGCGGAGAAGATCGTTGTCAGGCATTCGAGGTGTCAAGAGTAGTTAATTCTGAAACATACGAGAAGCCGGATTGGTGTCCGCTTCGGGAACTGCCGGATGAAAAATGTGGTGCATGGACAGATGGTATGATTGCAGCATATAACAAATATTTAAGTGAAGTTTTAGAAAGAAAGGAATAACGAATCCTCGGTAAACCGAGGTTGCAATTTAAAGGTGTCAAAGATTTTGCATAAAGGGAATAATAGTAGCGTTGATGATTCGATAAGGTGGAATTTGAAGTAGCGCACATATAGCATATTTGACTTATGTGAGTTTCAGACCGTCAGCATGGGAAGCCTATATTCCTTATCCACGATACATGGATTTGTAGCGTGGTGTTATGACAAAAAAGAAACTAAAGGTATGTTGGGTAAGTGCAGGAATATCAAGTTTTATGGCAGGATATCTTGCTGGAGATGTAGACGAATGGATTTACATTGACATTGCAGACCAACATCCAGACAGCATGAGATTTATTAAAGATTGCGAGAAAGCAATCGGAAAGAAAATCACAGTGCTGCGATCAACGGAATATCGAAATGTAGAAGATTGCGTAAGGACGTTTGGTGGTTATAAAAATCCGGCTAACGGATTTGCACCATGTACTAATTGGATGAAAAAGCGGATTCGTAAAAAGTGGGAAGCTGAACATGCGGACTGTGAGATCACGTATGTTTGGGGATTTGACTTGAACGAGAAGAACCGAGCTGATCGAATAGTTGAGAGCAATCCGGAGTTTAATCACATTTTTCCGTTGATTGAAAGAAATTTAACGAAAGAGGAAGTGCATGGACTGTTTTTAATGACTTTTACTTTTCCACGTCCTTGGAATTATGAGCATGGGTATTCCAACAATAATTGCATTGGCTGTATAAAAGGTGGCATGGGTTATTGGAACCATATCAGAAAGGATTTTCCGGAAGTCTTTGAAAGTCGGGCGAAGTTGGAAAGAGAAGTCGGACACTCCATGTTGAAAGACAAAAACGGTCCGGTATATCTGGATGAATTAGACCCGAACAGAGGAGATATGAATACAGAGATTATGCCGGATTGTGGAATTATGTGTTATTTAAGTTTAAATTAAAAATTATCAGAAAGGAATAGGTTGTGCGCACATAAAACCGAGGTTTCCTTTTGGTGAGAGAAAATGTTAGATTTTGGATATTACAACATGGATTGTATGCAAGGAATGAAAGAGTTTCCCGACAAATATTTTGACCTTGCGATTGTTGATGTGCCTTATGGAATTGGCGAAAGCGGCGGTAAAAACAAGAGCAGGGGTAAATTAGCAAAGCCTACTGATTATAAGGATTATATCGGAAATGATAGTAAGAAACCGAATAAAGATTATTTTGGGGAATTATTCAGAGTATCAAAAAACCAAATTATATGGGGTGCAAATCATTTTATAAGCAAAATTCCATACGATAGCAGTTGTTGGATTGTTTGGGATAAAGTAAATGGAAACACAGATTTTGCAGATTGTGAACTTGCGTGGACTTCGTTTGATACTGCAGTAAGAAAGATATCATTTATGTGGAATGGAATGTTGCAGGGAAAGAGTATTTCAGAAGGTCATTTAATGCAAGGCGACAAAAGTAAAAACGAGAAAAGAATACACCCAAATCAAAAGCCAGTTGCATTGTACGAATGGATTTTAAGCAGATATGCAAAGCCTAATGACATTATACTTGATACTCATGTAGGCAGTGCGAGTAGCTTAATAGCTTGCTATAACACAAATCATAAATTCGTTGGATTTGAGCTTGACGAATACTATTACAAAGTATCAAAGCAGAGGTTAGATACCGAAATGGCACAAATGAGATTAAGTGATTATATTTAACAGGAGAAATGGCTTATGAAATTTACAAAATTCATTAAGCCAGAACTTGAACAAATCAAAGAAAATGCCAATTTCACGGAAGAAGAGGAGAGGATTTTCTCTCTTCTCTGCCGTGGTTTTTCACAAAAGCAAATATCCACAAAAGAAAATCTATCACTAAGAACGATAGAGTACAGAGTGAGAGATATAAAGGATAAAATAGAAAGAACGGGGGTATTTGATTGGATGAAAAAGAACTGTTGAAATATGCCGTTGATAGTGGTATCCTCGACATAGCACTTGTGCAAGAACAAGTTGAAATGAACAAAAGAGAAAAGATACTAAAGAAACACCCATATGATATATGGGAAGGGAAAGATGGGTATTGGAGAACCTATATTCCATGCAAGGAGAAAGGGAGAAAGCTACTTAAGAAAAAAGATAGGGTCGATATTGAAAATGAGGTTATCGATTATTTACAGATTCAAGAAGAAAATCCAGCCATTGATGAAGTGTTTGAAGAGTGGAACGACAGGCGGTTGGCACTGAACAAGATTGGAAATGCAACGCACCAAAGGAATCGCAACTTTTATCAAAGGCACTTTAAACAAATGGGTAAAAGGCACATAAAATCAATATCGGAAGATGAATGGGGAGATTTCCTAGAAGAACAGATTCCGAAGTTTAACTTGACGGCAAAGGCGTTTTCCGGACTAAAAGGGATAACCAAAGGGTTTCTGAAACGAGCCAAAAAGCGGAAGTTGATTGATTTTAATGTTGAAGAATTGTTTGAGGAGCTTGATACATCTGATTCCGATTTCAAACGAACGATCAAGGAAGATTACGAAGAGGTTTTTGACGAGAATGAAACTGATATTATGATTAAATATTTGGAATGCAACCTTGATTTATCAAACATAGCAATACTTCTAATGTTTGTGACCGGAATGAGAATCGGAGAGGTTGTGTGTCTAAAACATGATGATTTTGACGGTAATACGGTCAAGGTTCGGCGAACCGAAACAAGGTATCGCGGAGAGGATGATACGAAATATACGGTTGCGATAAAGGATTTCCCAAAGACGAGAGCTGGGGCGAGAACAATTATCATCCCAAAGGACTACGAGTGGTTGTGTGATAGGATCAGAAAAACGAATCCATTTGAAGAATTTGTGTTTATTAAAGAAAATGGAGAGCGATTGAATGCGAATTGTGTAAGAATGCGATTACAGAGATTGTGCGATAAGTTAGGAATCTATCGAAAGTCTCCACATAAGATCCGAAAGACATACGGAACCATCCTTCTTGACAACAATATTGACGAGCGGTTGATCCTTGGTCAGATGGGGCACGCAAGCCTAGGAACTACAGAGGAACACTACCACAGAAACCGCAGATCTATCGAGAAAAAGTCAGATATTTTAAGTAGTATACCAGACTTCAAAGCACGAACAAGTTAGTTGTTTGATTACTATTTTGAAAAAAGTAATCAAAAGTAATCAAAGTAAAAACGCTACAAGCCGCATAAACACTGAAAAGTTGATGCTTTGTGCAGGGGTTCGAATCCCCTTATTGGCTTTCAGAAAACCGCATAAAATCAAGGTTTTCTATAGATTAGGGGAAAGAGAGTAATCAAAAAGTAATCAAAAGGTAATCAAAAAAGGCTCGGAAGCCTTGATTTTACTAAAGAAAGGAGTTTCTTGTACAAGTGCTAAAAGTTAATTGAATATGATTACTATGGAAGTTTGGACGCATTGAGCGTCTTTTTTTATTGCGGTTTTTCTGCTTATTTTTTGCGGAAGAACCGTATTTTTTTATGCAAAAATATAGGCATAGGAGGGATGCGGAATGTTATTTACAGATGAAATTCTTGAAAAAATCTTAACAAGAGAAGATGTGTCAAAGGTTCCGCTTGTGTATCAGTCAGCGATGATTCACGCAATCAAGGAAGTATTGGAGGAAGAGAATGTATCAGATGCAAAATCAGAATATGGCATTTAACCCAAACCCAAGCTATGCCGCTTATCAGTACAACCCAATGCAGAGGTTTCAACAGCCAGAGCCACAGATTCCGCAGATGCAACCGCAGTTTCTTGGAATCCAAGGAAAAGTAGTGCAGTCGGAGTCAGCAATCATGGCAAATGATGTGCCTATGGATGGAAGCGTTGCGTTTTTCCCGATGCAGGACATGAGCGCAATCGTGGCAAAACAATGGGATGCCAATGGAACAATCAGAAAGACCGTTTACAAGCCTTTTAATGAGCAGATGGCAGATTCTTCGAGTGATGATAAAAGAATCGAAATAGGGCTATCTGACGATGCGACAAAGGCTATTACTGACAAATTGGATTGCTTGTTTGGAAAGATGGAAGAGTTGGAAGATAAGCTATCTTCGCAAACGCAAAGAAAATCTTCACGAACACAAAAGGAGAGTGAGTCTTAATGAATCCTATGCAGATGTTACAGGGAATGAAAAACCCACAGCAGTTTTTACAACAAATGATGGGGAACAACAGCGTAATGAAAAACCCTATGGCGCGCAATGCTATGCAAATGGCGCAGAATGGAGATTCCAAGGGCATCGAGCAGATGGCTAGGAATTTGTGCAAAGAAAAGGGGATTGATGCAGATAAGGCTTTTGAGTCGTTTAAAAGTCAATTAGGAATGTGATACTAATTCTTGCAAGATTATGTATATAAAAAATGAATTATGGAGGTAAATTCTATGTTTAACACAGGTAATTGTGCATCCGTTCCGCTTGTCGCGAACATTGACGGAAACGGAAATAACAACGGATGGGGCGCAGAAGGCTCATGGTTATGGTTCATTATCGTTATCTTTGCCATCTTCGGATGGGGTGGATTCGGTAACGGATTCGGAGGAAACGGAATGAATGGTGGTGTCGGAAGCGAAATCCAGCGCGGATTTGATAATCAGGCGGTTGTGTCAAAACTTGACGGCATTACAAACGGACTTTGTGACGGATTCTATGCAGTGCAAACCGGCATGAACGGCATCAACACAAACATTTTGCAGACCGGATTCGGCATTCAGCAGGCCATCAATGCTGATACAGTCGCTAATATGCAGAATACAAACGCATTACAGTCACAGCTTGCAAACTGTTGCTGTGAAACAAGAGAAGCTATCCAAGGCGTAAACTACAACATGGCAACTAACACTTGCGCGTTGCAGAACACCATGAACAGCAACACGAGAGATATTATCGACAGTCAGAATGCAGGAACACGCGCTATTCTTGATTATCTCTGCAATGAGAAAATCTCTAGCTTACAGGCAGAGAATAGCGACCTTCGCAGAGCAGCTTCACAGGATCGTCAGAGTGCATTACTTACAACTCAGATGGCAGCTCAGACGCAGCAGATTATCAATGCTGTAAATCCGCCTGCTATTCCGGCATATGTCGTACCTAACCCAAATGCTTATGCATATGGATGTGGATGCAACACCGGTTGTGGCTGCTAAAACTAAATAATTGAGTATCTTAATTGAGTTTAACTCAATCATGTCTGCTATGCAGTATTACTTATAACCAAAGGGCAGACTATAATGTTTGCCCTTATTTTTTATGAAAGAGAGGTAAAAATAATGGAAGTAACAGGAATTGCATTACAAACCGTTGCTGCTGGAGAAGATGTTGCATTCACAGAAACAGCAGTAAACGGAACAAAATGTATCGTACACAGACAGGGAAGTGGGATTATCAAGTTAAGAGGCATCACCAATCAGTGCAAGGCTAGATTTTTGGTATCGTATTCCGGCAACATTCAGATCCCTACAGGCGGTACAGTTGGAGAGATTTCACTTGCGATCGCGGTTGATGGAGAGCCTTTGCAGTCAACAAAGATGATCGTAACGCCAGCCGCAGTTGAGAATTTCTTTAATGTATCGGCGCAAACATACATTGATGTGCCTTGCGGTTGTTGCAGTACCGTAGCCGTGCAGAATACGTCCACACAGGCTATCGAGGTTCAGAACAGTAATTTGATTGCAGTAAGGGAGGCTTGATATTATGCATAAATTTGCGAAACAGATTATGGATTGCGTGAAAGCCCACGTTGACGGTATTGGAATTGAGAATTTTGAGGGACAAAACCTTGATGATCTCAAGGATTGGACAGAGATTGCAAAGAACATCGTATGCTTTGACAAGGACTATAACATTGTTGAAGCCATGAAAAAGTCTGAAGATGAAGAAATCATGCGCATGATGGAAGAATTTGGGGATTATCCGGGAAGAAGATACTACAATGAGTACCGGTACTCAAATGGCAGATTCGCACCAAAAGGACGTGGAACACGCAGAGGATATGTAGAACCTCCATATTATCATCAGATGCCGGAAGATTACCACGAATGGGAAAATATGCCGGAATACGACCGAATGAGAGACCTTGACAGAATGAGTATGGGAAAGATGTATTATTCAGAGCCTATGAGCGGAAATAATGGCATGAGTACCGGTACTCACGATGCAAGAGAGGGCAGAGCCGGTTTGAGCCGGAGAAGTTACATGGAGACAAAGGAAATGCATAACGGAAATTCACCGGAAGATAAGGACGCAAAGATGAAAGAACTCGAAAAGTACATGAAATCTCTTTCTGAAGATGTGACCGAGCTGTTTTCCGGCATGTCCCCAGAAGAGAAGCAGTTGACCAAGACAAAGTTGACTACGCTTGTCACGAAAATGTAATAGAGAGGGCATTTTGCCCTCTTTGTTTGTGAGGTGGTAAATTGTTCACGATAAACAATGAAATATGGAATTTGGTCAAAGTATCGCGTTATAGCGATATGCTACAGAGAAGTGATGGAAGCAGGACAGTAGGCATGACCGACAGAGACACGCAAACGATATATCTTGCGGATGATCTACGCGGAAAATTCCTTGATCGCGTACTATGCCACGAATTATGTCATGCGTTCTGCCTTTCGTATAATGTATACATGGATATTGGCACCGAGGAAATTGTAGCAGACTTCTTGGCTACATACGGAAGAAAAGTGTTTGAAATAGCAGACAGACTATTGATTGAACTTATGGAGGTTGCATAATGGATAAAATTTCAGAACTCTTACAGTACGTGCACCGGACGAACCCGGAAATGACCAGGGAAAAGCTGATAGAAGAGTTGAGCAAAAGCGATTATTCGGCGCGGTCTTTGATTTTTACGAAAGAAAACATCGTTGCGCTAGGGCAAAAATAAATCCGGCGGTTTGAATCGCCGCCGGAATTGTGTCAGACTTTCGGAATGTAAGAACCTTTCATTATCTCTATAGCGAGTTTCGCACCTTCCGTCATGTAAAAATCATTATTCTTTGCACAGCAACTAAAAAGCAGTTCCTCGAACTCTGAATATAAATTTTCACTTAATAGCCCTTTTAGCTTCTCTGTTAAGGGCGAGAAGTATTCAACAAAGGCATTTCCGGTTTCATTGTCAAGCTGACTTGAACATACAATTTTGATAAATTCATCCATTTTAATATTCTCCTTTCAATTCTATTCGTTTGGTAACAAGTCTGTTTTGCCATTTGTAAGGAACTTTGCGCAACACGCGAATCCTGCAATAAAAGCCGCTTCTTGAATGTCGCAAACACCATCCCTTATCTTATCGCTAATGTCGTTATACAGTTTTTCGCTCAACACATCCTTAAGACTGTCAACCGAATCATACATCTTGTAGCAAGCAGAATTGATAATTCTCACACTCTTTGAATTGTTTACATCGTTTGTGTCTAAAAAGTTTTCATAAGCAATTTTTAATAATTCTTCCATAATTGTTTCTCTCCATTTCTGTTTTGTGTTTTTCTTGATGAATATACAGTAACATATATAAGTTGAATATTCAACCGACAATATAACCAAAATATATAAGTTGAATTTGTGTGGCTATTGTGAATATTATATAAGTTGAATATATGATTATACGCATAGCTGATTATATAACTTGAATATTGACATATTTAACGATAATTGATAATATGTTTATATAAATTGAATATTAAAAGAGGTGAGACAATGGCAAAAACTCCAGAGTATACAAAGAAAGCTATTCAGAATTACAATAACAAGTTTGACAGAATAGCAGTTAATTTACCAAAGGGGACAAAAAACAGGATAAAAGTATTGACCGGAAAAAGTTGTAATGCTTATGTTTCTGAATTGGTTGTAAAAGATTTAAACAGCTTAGAAAATAAGTAATTTGTTGGTAAAACGGAAATGATTTGTTCAAAAACTAAAGAGAAAGGAGAAAGCAATGGAGGAATTAGAAAAATTGGAAATTCCAGCAATCAAAGTTTGGGATTCTCAAAGGGTTGTAACTTTTAATGATATAGACAGAGTACATCAAAGACCTAACGGAACGGCAAAGCGTAGTTTTAAACAAAATAGAAAACATTTTATTTTGAACGAAGATTACTTTGAATTAACAAGAAAAGAGTTCGGGACGAATTTCGTCCCTAATTCCGAACCGTTAAAAGGGAACCCGAATTTGAAAGTCTTTTTATTTACAGAAACAGGATATTTAATGCTTGTAAAGTCATTCCATGATGATTTGTCTTGGAAAGTGCAAAGAAGACTTGTAAGCTCATATTTCAATTGTGGAAAGTTGCAAAACGAAGTGATAAATCGAAGTGATGTACCGCAACCGCATGAAGGTCATTATCCATCGTTGGCTAACACTTGGATGAAAGACCATGAACCTCTATTTAAGCAGATTTGTAGTGCCTATGGGATCAGCAGAAAGGAACTGTACCACAAGATATTGTTGGATATTGGGGATGATTATAATGTTGATGATTATAGAGTTTTCTATAAGCGCGATACCGGACACGCGCCAGAGTATATCATGGAGGTTGTATCGTTTTATCCAGAATTAAGGGAAGCGGCAGAAACTATCATACAGATACACATGAATAGAGTTAGAAGGTACCCAAAAGAGTATTTAGGGCATATATATAACAGATAAAAGATAATTCACAAACAAAGGGCAGCTTTTCCGGCTGTCTTTTTCTTTTTGCCATATCCAAAAATAAACAACGCACCCGGGCATATCTTACAAAATCTCCGAAAAATCGTAAACGAACTATAAAACTTTTCTTAAATTTTTATAAACAAGGCTAGTTGTATTGAGTCTTTGATAAGCCACAAAATGATAGAATAGTATCAGTTTTTGGTAAAAATCGTCTGACATAACACGACACAATCGTCTGACGTCGCTTTTTCAGAACTATGTTTCTCTTTCTCTCTCTTTTTCTTAATCTTTTAAATTAATAATAATATACTGTATTTAAAGCCTATAGGTTTATAGTAAGTGTATATCCGCATACGCGCGCGGTGTAAGTATATATAACACCGTAAAAAATTAAGGCTTGACTTTAAGCCCAAAAATAGTGTATACCAAAAGCAGAGAGATTAACAGATTGGAGGTGTGAAATATATGCAGGATATAGAGAGTGTAGATATTACAAGGCTTATAGTTGATCTGGGTACGGTACAGATATACACATCAACTGTGCAAGATTTAATAGACAACGCTTGCATAGAATTTCACATTGACGATCTGTTAAAAGCTGGTCAAAGACAGTGGAAAGCTGTTATGCAGTATGTTGGTATGCATCTATTCCCAGATACTAAAGTATTAAAGGACAAGAGTTTAAGTCCTCTTGGTAATGCAACTATACCGACTAACTGTAACAGATATGACAGAGAGGTATTATATAAACTTTGTGATTATTATATATATATATCCAATGTTTACAGTAAGTTGGTGAGTACAGTAGCATTCAGTTATTTTTGTAATATACCCACTACAACATTTGACCTATGGAAAGATGAGGAATCAAGTTCGGTGGCTTTTAAGATTTGGCAAAAACTGCAACGATCTCGTAAGGATTGTATCCTTGATCGTGCATACGACTCCAATAGCCCTGTGGGCACTATGTTCGTGGGCAACAATGAATTCGGCATGAATCAGCCTGGAATTGGAGATAATGCCACCCAACGCAAGGCAATCACAGCGCAGGAGTTGCCAAGACTGGACGAGAAAAAGAGCCAAGAATTGCACGCAATCGACACACAATTCACAGATGCAGCGGTAAATAATACGGTTTAAATTGTTTGTGATTATTCTACAATTCACAAATGCAGTAATATCAAGGGTTGTAGCGTTTTAACTATTCGTGAACTATTCGGAAAAGTGGAGTTAAGCGAATAGTTATACATAGGGCATATGGAATTGTGCTAAGTGTTTGAGAATGATAAACAATTCTAACAAAGCAAACAAGTCAAGAAAAGCAGAGCAAACAATGGTCCTGAATGCATGGGGAGGGGTCTGACAGAAGGACCACCGGGCAGCTACTAAGTCCCTTAAATACCTCAAAAAATAAAAAGCCACTTACAACACCCATTGACTTTCACCGTAAATAGGCTATAATAAATTTATAACAATTCACTTTCACGTTGCGAATCGCAACTACATTTCCAAAAAATTTTTAAAAATAAAAAGAGTGTTTCGGACAGGAGAATGATATATGACCGGGAATAAGTATCAGTCATTAGCCATGCGGACAAACGATCGCAAAGCAACAGGCAGAATACTTGAAAATATTTTAACGTGCGATATGAAATATATTCTACAGCAAAATTTGATCGCAGAAGACGAACAGCATCTTGATTTTGGCGGAATCTTTAATGCTTGCCTTGGACTATCCGGTGAAGTTGGAGAATTTAACGACATAATCAAAAAATGGATTTTCCACGAGAAACAGCTTGATATTGACCACGCAAAGAAAGAAGCAGGCGATATTTGTTGGTATCTTGCAATGATTTGCGAATCCTTCGGCTGGAGCCTTGATGAGATCATGCAAATGAATGTAGACAAGCTTAAGGCGCGTTACCTAGAAGGCTTTGATACTGAAAAAGCAAATCACAGGGCGGAGGGCGATGTGTAATGACAGAGTGTAAAGAATGTTGTGGCACCTGTAAATATGGCTCATACGACAAGGTAAACGGTTACGTTTGCGTGAATGACGAAAGCGATTATGTTGCTGATTTTGTAGAATTTAACCATGTATGCGATGAATGGGAAGGAAAGAGACAATGACAGTAGTTTCACAGAAAAAAGATTTTGTGTTCGATTTCGATTCACACGTTATTGCGCAAAGGGGAGAATACATATATCTTCACATTGACGGAAGAGACGTTGAGATTGGAAAATACGAGTCGCATGAACGCGCACAAGAAGTACTTAAAGAGATGATTGAAAATAACGTCATAGAGGTTGCCTATTATATGCCGGAGGTGTAAAAGATGGATATTATCAAAGCAATTATATCAACGCTTGATTTTCTGCTGATCGTATTATTTTTAAGTTTTGCGATAGAGGGAAAAGAGGACAAAGCACAAGTTATTGGATTTATTTCACTTTCGCTATTAATTGGTTCTAACATACTTTTGATGTGGAGTTAATAGATGGTAATTTATGATTCGATATTTGGTATTTACTTTCTGCCACCAATTTTGAGCGTGGTCGAAAGAATACATATAACAAAATCAAAGGAACCGGAAAGCGCCGGAGATTTACTCAATCTGGATAGTGACGCCGAGCACCAGAGCGAGAAATCGGAGCATCCGGTATAGCTTAAGTCCGCGGGCAATGATTCTTGGCAGTTGGGCGTTGGCGCTTGAATCATGTTCGCGGACGAAAAAACATTGGGCTATCGCCAAACGGTAAGTCACAGGATTTTGATTCCTGCATTCCGGGTTCGAATCCCGGTAGCCCAGCTTGACCGTTTGCAAGTAGGCGGTCAACATATGCTTATTCATAATAAGGCATATATGAACCCATTGACGTTGTTTCAGGCATTGGGTTCTCCTTTCACCAACTAGGACGCTTTCTGTTAAGGACGGTGCGAGACCGTCCGGTTGGTCTATATCATGCGTCTATCCAACGGCACATGATCGTGTAACGCATAGCACGTAAAACATATTGCTAACCGTCTCGTGGCGGTTATGATCGGTTAGTCGAGCGGTAAGACACCACCCTTTCACGGTGGCAACACGAGTTCGAATCTCGTACCGATCATGGGCGATGTTGCCAGTACACCCCTAGTGTGTTTATTACAGAAATACAGGTGCTAATCAATATACCGGTTAAACTTAGCACAGGGAACTGGATTGAGCGGTTGCCATTCAAAAGATGGCGCCAACCGCTGACTAAAAGAAACTTGCACTTGGGGTAGTGTGGAGCAAGTAAAAAACGGAAACTGCTCAGCTATGCAGATATGGTGTAATGGTATCACAGGAGATCGCTAATCTCTCCAACGAGTAAAATCGTTGTCAAGGTTCGAGTCCTTGTATCTGCGCTCTTGCCCGAGCGAAAATCCTAGGTATGCCTTGGGTGTTGATGTGTGACGGAATAGGTAAACGGAATTGTCGTAGAGAATTGGTTGAAACCGACAACATAGATGACCAGATTGTACACTCCTGCGTGGTGCAAATCCACGCCACATCAATTCCTTATCTCCACTTAGTCTGGCACTACTGCAATAGTTCAGGTCGATGGGAGACTTATGGATGGTAGCGGTATAATTGGCAACAGAAAACCCTTCCGTGATTAGAAATTGCAGATTTGAAAACGGTTGGCATGGTTTTGGCTGACAGGGTTCGATTCCCTGTGCCGCTATTCGATGATAAAAAACATTGTGTAATATTTATATCAAACAAAAGACACGGAATCTCACGAGGATTCCGATTTTTGCTATGATTTGGGTACAAAATATGAAAAACTGCGTGAATTGCGGCGCACCGATTGAAATCGATAAAAAGGTGTGTCCTTATTGCAAAACTCCATATGATGTAAGCGGATTCAAGGCTGAAATAGGGGAAATGTTCGGAGAAATTACGATTGGTGGAAAAACAAGTAGAGTATATCTAGGAAATGTAGAACGCAATCAGCTATTAATCGAGCCATATTATGATGCAAATGGTATTTTGCATCGTGAGATTCCAAAAACAATACGCAAATTTACTTTGATTGAGGTGTGAATTATGACAAGTTGCTTGTGCTGTGGAATGCTAATACTTGACTCCGAAGTTGATAGGTGCCCTTATTGCAAATACCTATTTACACAGATTCCGGCAAGGAACGTTCCAGAAAGTCAGCCGGAGAAGGTGGAAACGGCAATATTTGAAAACGTGGTATTTAATAAAGGGGAGGGGCGGAAGAATGTGTGATTTTTGTCGGAATAAAAAGAAAATCATTGATGGTAAAGGAAATTTAGTTCTTTTTGGAGCTGAAAATAACATGATTTTCGACAATAGCGATGGAAAAGAGGTTGCAGGAGCCGTAAAAATTAATTTTTGCCCTATCTGCGGCAGAAAGTTGGTGGAATGATGAAGCGGGAAAAAGAAATTCTATGCACATGTATTAATCATGAAAATTGTCCATTAGACCCGGCTAGTTGCGGATGTTCAATAGAAACTACGACTTTTGAAGACGCTTGTATAGGTAAAAGAACATTCATTCCGGGAATCAAATGTGATAAGTGAGGGTTTTTATATGAAACATCAAAAAGAATGGCGCGCTTGCGATAGGTGTGGTGCTGAAATTGAAAAAGGAAAACTGTGCGGAAATTTGATTACACAGAACAGCACTTTTAATACTGTATACGACTTGTGCCCTAAGTGTATGGAAGATTTTGAGGAGTTTATGAGAAATGACAGTTAATATGGGAACCCAAACCTATGAAATGAGCCGCAAGCAGGCAAAAGCTATCCTTGGAACGGCTAAGGAACTTGCAAATTGCAACATATACGGCATCGAAAAAGATAATGTGGTGATTATGCTGAATGAAAAGCATGAGGACGATATGAGCCTTAAAAAAGCCGTAGGGGAGTATAAAAAGAAAGGGTTCAAGGTGCATTGGAAATGAAGAAAATACCAACATTGTTTGAAGTATTGCCTTAAGGAGCGATAATTGATGGAATTTCAATACAGAAAAATGGTACAGGAGATAGCTGACACGGTATTAGACAATGCCACAATCAACAATATTCCGTTTCGTGAATGGATTGATAATGTGAATAATGCTTATGTAAATAAAAAATGTAATCTGACTTCTTGCCGATACAACGCAGATGGCAAGTGTGCCAATGATGAGAAGAGAAAAGAATGTATTGATGTTTGCGAAAAAGTGTTATGCATGAATTGAAAGGAGATTTTATGAAGAAGAAAATTATAGCAATTGCATTAGGATTGACATTGTGCTTGGGAATGACCGGATGTACAAAAGGTAATATTGAACCTGAAAGTAGTTACTTTGCAAATAAATATATAGATTTAGTGACAATTTATAAAGACGATTACTATAATACCGAAGTTCTCTATGATAAAAATACAAAAGTAATGTATTTTGTAAAATGGAGTGGTTATCAATTTGGAATCACGCCTATCTATAATTCAGATGGAACAGTGAAATTATATGATGGATAATAGAGCATAGGAAACCGAAGTTTCCTTCGGATGATAAGAAGATAAGAGAGTACATAAATGTACTTGAAAACAGAATTGATGAATTAGAGAGATAATCAGACCAAGAAAATAGTCTTTAAATAATTTCCGAAACACTAAGAGGTGCGCACAATATTGGTGTGCTAAGAATAGCTTTTACTACTGACTACGCATATTACCGGCTAACAAACAGTTAGTCATTACATTACTTTACTTTAAGGAGCGAATACATGGAGTACCAAGGCGCAATTAAAGAAATGGAAAAAGGAATAAAAAGACTTCGAAAAGAATTAGACGAAGCCAAGTTAGGAATAAAAACATCACAGAACGAGTCTCTTATTTGTGATGATACGATGAAAATAGATATTCTTGGAACAGAATACAGAATTGAAACCCACAAAGTATCAGAGGACAGTTTCATGGAGGAAAAAAGTCTTGCAGGATATTGCGGAGAAGATAGCAAGCTGATCGTAATTGCCGACATGTCGGAAGAAAAGTACTTTCCAGATATGAACGAGAAAGAGAAAGAATCATACCGAAAAAGAACTTTAAGGCATGAAATTATCCATGCATTCTTCAATGAAAGTGGTTTATCTGATTCTTCGAATTGCTACAATGGTGCATGGGCAAAGAATGAGGAAATGGTTGATTGGCTTGCAATTCAAGCCCCGAAAATCTTTTCTACGTTCAATAAAATGAATATTTTGTAAACATGCATTACCGGCTACAGATTGATTGTAGCCGCTAACCTAAAACAGTTATAGGCAGAGGTCAAGGCACTTCTGCTTTTTGCGGAGGTGCTTTTTATTTGGCTTCAAAGCAGTTAATCAATGCAGTAAATGGATATGAAAATTACATACAGAGAAAAGGCGTTGATGAACAGGTAATAGATGCCCTTTTGAAAGCGTGCAATGTGGCAATTCGGACGGAAAAAGATGTTGACTACGGATTGACTATAACCGAAAGAACAAAGGCTTTAATCAACGAATTTACGCAGAAAAATGCGGGTGGTAGCATATGGGAACTTGAACGATATGCGCAGAATCACGACATTAAAGGCGGATACAAACTTGTGGATCAGTTCTATGAAGTCTTGCGGTTAGAAAGCTTTTATCGTTTCGAGAGCTTCATCTACTTTATGGAGCGCAAAAGAAATTGGAGCAAACGGTTTTATTATCCGCGCCGCAAGACGCTGAATATAGTCGCCAACGATCTTGAAGATTTGGAAAACCGAAAGATTAAATTTTACGGATTGTCAATGCCATCGCGTGTCGGTAAATCGACTATCTGTATTTTCTTTCTTGCGTGGGTGGCTTTGCGCAGACCAAACAGCCATAGTGCTATGGGTGGTCACTCTGGTATTTTGGCAAAAGGATTTTACAAGGAACTGATGAATCTTTTTACCACGGAAGAATATACCTTTGCGGAACTTTTTGCTTATTGGCATCCGGAATACGCAAACGCATCAATTCCGACAGACAAGAGCGCGGACGAATTTACGATCACGCTTGGAGATCCGGACAGATTTGCAACCGTAACGTGCCGTGGTATTGATGGAACATGGACAGGAGCGGTCGATGTTTCAAAAGACGGATATTTGTATGTCGATGACTTGGTTCGCGATCGTGAGCATTCATTAAGCCCTACTCGAATGGAAAACACATACCAAGAGTACCTAAACAAGATGGTTGACCGTAAAAATGACGGTGCAAGAGAATTGATGGTTGGTACTCTTTGGAATGTTTTAGATCCATTAGAGCGCATGAGAAAGCAATATGAGCATGATCCGCAATACCGGTTCCGTAAGATTCCGGCACTTAATGAAAATGACGAAAGCAATTTCGCATATGAAATCAACGGATTTTCCACGGAATACTACAGAGATATGAGAGATAAGCTTGACAATGCCGAATGGATGGCTAAGTTTATGCAGCAACCATATGTCCGCGAAGGATTGCTTTATACAGATTTAAGATTATTTAATGGAATCCTACCGGATGGAGATTTCCGGCGCATCGGAGTTGTGGATGTCGCCTGGGGCGGCGGCGATAGCTTGTCAATGCCGATAGGGGCAGAATATGAAAACGGAGATGTTTATATTTACGATTGGGTATTCAACAAAGGCACGAAAGAGGTAACAATCCCTCTTGTTGTTGGACGAATTATCGGGAATGAGATTCGGCAGACAAGATTTGAGGGAAATACCGGAGGAGATCTGTATTGCCAATATGTAGATGAAAAGTTGCAGGAACAGGACTATAAATGCTCATGCACAAGTAGAAAAGCACCAAATAAGGTTGAAAAGTTATCGAAGATCATAGCATATTCCGGGGATGTTAAGAGAAAATTCATATTTCTTGATACGCACCGACCGACGCAGGAACAAATGAAGAAAGATTCAGATCTTGGAGTAACAAGATATTACAGAAATGACGAATATCAAGCGGCGATGGATGAACTTTCTATGTTTGTAAGTATTGGCGGTAATGAACACGACGATGCCGCAGACGGTTTAACCCAGCTTGAAATGTTTATAGAGAACCCAAACAATACCGCAAAGGTAGAAGCGGCAGTAAACCCATTTAGGAGGTATTAGGATATGACAACAGACAAATATCTTTCACAGATAAGTAGAATCGACCATGCGATTGCAAATAAGCTGGAAGAAATCAAAAGGCTATCCGATATGGCAACATCTATATCCATATCTCCAAAAGAGGTAGATGTACAATCATCCGGCAACCCCGACAAAATGGGGAGCGCGGTATCGAAAATTGTTGATTTACAGAATGAGATCCAGACGCTTGTAGATGAATTGGTTAATAAAAGACGAATTATCATATCGCAAATCGACAGTATGGATAATACAGATGTATATATCGTGCTTTCATCACATTACGTCAATGGGAAAGATTGGAACTTGATTTCCGTTGAGATGAAATATTCCTACAGGAACATTATGAAACTTAGGAAAAGAGCATTGCAGGAGTTTGAAAGACGTTATGGACAGCTTTACTCTGGAAAGAGTGCATAAAAGTGCACAATAGTTCACACTCTTTCACAACATTTCCTAAAATTTGCATGGTATACTAAAAGAGTAGAAAAGCAAATTCCTACAACCCCCAAAAGCATATAACCCGTAAAAGGCACTGTCAGAAATGGCGGTGCCTTTTTTGTAAGAAAGAGGTTGCTATGAAAAAAGTAACTATATATTGCCCGGATTGTGGAAGAATTGCCGGACATTATGATGGGAGATCTACGATAGATCATCCGTGTAAATGTAAAAAATGCAATCATATTGTGATTTATCGCGCGGCAACAGGCAAAATTGAAACAAAGCCAATACCAAAACGCGCTTGCAGTAGTGGAGTTTTATTTATATGAAGAACACACAGTATTTTCATGACCTTGTAAAAGGCAGATATGGAAGAAAAATTGCATATGCTAACGTAGAACAGATTACGGCAGACAATATCGTAAATGTTATCGGAAACTGCATTGGTGCATTTTATTTCAACAAGACGATCATTCGTTATTTGTGGAACTACTACAAGGGCGATCAACCTGTATTGTACCGAACAAAGGTACAGAATGCGGATATAACCAATAAGGTGCCTGAAAACCATGCCTATGAGATTGTTCAATTCAAGGTTGGTCAGACTTACGGTGAGCCAATTCAGCTTATCAGCAGGAAAGATGATGATCGGATAAACAATGCAGTTGATGAATTTAACGATTATCTAACCGATGCTAATAAGCAGGAAAAGGACATTAAGGCAGGAGAGTGGCAATCAGCAACCGGAACATCATTTAAGGCGGTGCAGATTATAAAAAATGGAGATATGCCATTTAGAATTGTTGCACCGACACCAATGAATACGTTTGTTATCTACAGCCAATCCACAGAAGAACCACTTTTAGCAATCCAAGAGCTTAAGGATGCCGATGGACAGATGTATAAACTCTGCTACACGGACTCTTACGAATGCAAGATTGTGAACGGAGAGGTTCGAGATTGGAAACTGCATGGTTTTGGTGGAATCCCGATTGTTGAGTTTCCGAACAACCATGAGCGCATTTCTGATATTGAGCTTGTGATCGGACTATTGGATGCAATCAATACGATGCAGTCAAACCGAATGGATGGCGTTGAGCAGTTTGTTCAGTTTTGGATAAAGTTTGTAAATTGCGACATTGACCCGGAAACCTTTGAAAAAATGAAGATTTCCCATGCGCTGACGGTAAAATCCAATAATGAGCAGAATAAATCAGATGTTGATATTATGACACAAGAGTTGAATCAAACAGAGTGCCAAGTTGCAAAGGATGATTTGTGGGATAATGCACAGTCCATTCTTGCTATACCAAATAAGAACAACAATAATTCCGGTGGAGATACACAGGGGGCGGTTGAGCTTAGAAACGGATGGGACTTCTCGAAGTCGAGAGCAAAACTGAAAGACCCAATTGTAAAGTCGGCTGAAAAAAGACTTGCGAAAGTTGTTCTGAACGTAATTCGCATACAGGATCACGATTTGGGATTGAGTTTGCGTGACTTTGATGTTCAGATTAACCATAGCCCACAAGACAATATGTACACCAAGTCACAGACATTATATCAGCTTTTACAAGCCGGTATTCATCCGCTTGTGGCAATTAAATCTGTCGGACTTTGGGGAGATGCAGAAAAGACATTCTTGTTGTCAAAGCCATACTTGGATAATCTGTGGAAAACGATTGATGATGTAGAAGCACAGGAACAGAAAGCACAGGAATTGATAAATAAAATGAATACAGATGGCACACAGAGCCAGACAAACAAAGATAAGACAGTCACCGAGTAATCGGCGGCTGTTTTTATTTTATAAAAATTCGCAAAGTTGTGAGCGTAAAAATCAACAATGTCGTTCGGTGTCGTTGCACCGTATAAAAATTCGTATGACATATCGGAGGTAATGAATGAAGAGAGAAGATCTGATTGCTATGGGATTAAGCGAGGAAAACGCAGACAAGATCATGGCAGATTACGGAAGTTCCGTACAGAGAGCCAAAGCAAAGGTTGACGAGTACAAGACAAAGGCTGACAAAGCTGAAGAGTTGCAGAAGCAGCTCGATGATATCGAACAGGGAAAGCTCACGGAAGTCGAGCAGGCAAATAAGAACCTCGAAAAAGCCAATGCGAGAATCGCGGAACTTGAAAAAGCGCAGGCAATAGCCACGCAGAGAGCCAATGCCGCATCTAAATTTAATGTTACCGCAGAACAGGCAGCGCAGATTGTAAAAGACGATGGCAGTTTTGATTATGACGTTCTTGGAAAGATTATCTCTGAAAAAGAGACCGCCGCAGCGCAAGCCAAGGAGCAGGAGATTGCAAAAGGCAGTACGAATCCGGGCGGTGGCACGGCTGGCGGAAATAAAGACAACGAAAAGACAGAAGCGGAAAAAGCCGCAGAGTCGATCGGAAAGACCTTAGCCGGAACGAATCAGGCGGCTAAGTCGGTAGTAGACAGTTATTTATCGTAAGGAGGTTTTAAAGATGAAGTTTACTGAAAAAAGTGTAACAACTCAGCTTGAAATTCTGAAAAGAAAATTAGGCGGTGAGCTGTTCGAGGAAATCAAACTTGATGATACCGCATTCACAGAAGGCGTGTGCAAGGCAGGAAGTCCAATCGCCGTAGATGGAAAAGTTGATAAGGAAACAAAGCCAATCGGAATTTTACTTACAGATGTTTATAAGGACGAGAACCCTAACGGAACAATCCTTAGAGCGTTTGGAGTTGTAAATTCTGCAAACATTCAGACAAGCACAGGAGAAGCTGTTGCAGAGGCAGTTAAGACAGCCCTTCCGTTAATCGTATTTGAATAGGAGGTAATACAGAATGAACATTAGAGATGTGTATAGTGCAAAAGCAATCGCGCTTGTAAACACAGAGGTAGCAAGTAATAAAATTGCGTATTTTGGTTCGGGATTATTCCCAGCTAAGAAGAAAATGGGACTTGATCTGAAATGGATTAAGACTTCCAAAGGACTTCCGGTTTCTCTTGCACCATCAAATTTTGATGCAGTGTCAACGTTAAGAAGCCGTGAGGGATTCAAACTCACAGAAACAGAGATGGCTTTCTTCCGCGAGTCTATGCTGATTAAGGAAGCAGACGAACAGGAAATCATGCGAGCACAGGACAGTGCTGATCCATATGCAGCAGATGTATTAAGCAGAATCTTTGATGATGCAAATACTCTGATTGATGGGGCAAACGTAGTGCCGGAACGTATGATTATGCAGTTGCTTGCACCGGCTGATGGATCTCCAAAGATTTCCATTCAGGCAAATGGCGTAACCTACGCTTATAACTACGATCCGAGCAACACATACAAGACCCACAACTTTGCAAACCTTGAGACCGCAACAGATAAGTGGGATGACCACGAAAATTCTGATCCACTTGACGATGTTTCTGTTGCTCTTGATGCAGTCGAATCAGAGACAGGAGAGAGACCTTCTATCATGATTGTATCTCGTAAGACTATGGATCATCTTAAGCAGAATAAGAAGATTCGTTCCGCCATTCTTGCGCAGAATGCCACGGCAAACATCTTTATGAACGACAACCGTGTTAAAGAGGTATTCTCCAACGAACTCGGTATCAGCATTATTGTTTACTCTAAGCAGTACAAGAATGAAGCTGGTACGGCATCTAAGTTTTACCCAGACGGATTTGCAACGCTTATCCCAAGCGGAGCACTTGGAAATACATGGTACGGTACAACACCGGAAGAACGTACACTTATCGGAAAGCCTACAGCAGATGTTTCTATCGTAAACACAGGTGTTGCTGTTGCAATTTCCGTATCGGAAGATCCTGTACAGACTAAGACAACGGTATCTGAAATCGTACTTCCGTCTTATGAGAGAATGGATAGCACCTATGTAATTAAGTGCTATTAGGAGGTGATCCTTTGGTTTACGAGTGCAAAACAAAATATAAGGGCAAATGGTATATGCCAGGAGAGGAAGTGCCGGAGGAAAAATCTCCGGTATCTTCCGTTGGGTATACAAAGACCGAAATCAACAGAATGAGTACCGCAGACTTGCAAAAACTTGCCACAGAGCAGGGGATTGAAAACGCACAAGCGACAAGCGGCGCGGAACTGAAAGAAATTCTGATTGCAAAATTTAATCTGTAGGAGATCGCTTATGTCATACACGCTTGTCGAACAAGTAAAGATTCGTTTAAAACAATTTCATATAGAAGAGGTAGAGTATGAAGCGACCGGGGAAAAGTCCGATAAAGTTGTGTTTGATGAAAAAGAATGTAACCCTTTGATTGAACAGCTTTTAGAGCAGGCAAGAAAAGAGATTATCAGCAGACGGAACTATCCGGACGCATACACGCAAGACCAGATTGACAGTGATGTTAAGAACTATGAAAACATTATGGTTAATTTGGCAGTGTACGACCGGTCGCAGGCAGGAGAAGCATACATGGCAAGTTTCTCCGAAAACGGTGTGGGCCGGACATGGAAAGACCGTGAAAGCCTTTTTGTTGGAGTATTTCCGTTTGTTAAAGCTATGTAAATATCGCCTATAGGGCATTAAAGAAGATTGAGCGTGACCATTATGGTTGCAGGCGGCGCACATTAAGCGGTGGTGGGCAGTGCGTCAAAAGGAGATTCAAATGAAAAGTATTTTGATTCAAACTTATCTTGTGGCACTGCCAATAGTGCTTGGATATATAGTTTGGCTTCTTAAACAGCAAAAGAAAAGCAGGGATGCGAACAGTAAAGGAACAATGCTTCTTTTGCGCGTCCAGCTTATTGAATACCATGCAAAGTACACCAGAATCGGAGAAATACCGTCATATGCCTATCAGAACTTCTGTGAGATGTATGATGCGTACCATGCGTTAGGTGGAAATGGAATGGTTACGAAAATGAAACATGAGATTGAAGAGATTCATATAGGGAAAGGAGATAAAAGCCATGAGGAATTGGAAGGATTGGATTAAGAAAGCCGGAATCCGAGCAATCAAGACTGTTGCACAGGCGGCGGTTGCCGGAATTGGAACGGCGGCATTTATGGGTGCGGTGGATTGGAAATATGTTCTTTCTGCATCAGTCCTTGCCGGAGTGTTATCACTTCTGACAAGTGTTGCCGGAATCCCAGAGGAAAACACCAATGCTTGACATTAACAAGCAGGAAATGAAATATTCACAATCCGGTCAGAGGGTATTTATTCCACAAACTGACGAAAATGGAGATATTGTCTATGAAGGGTACAAGGATTCCGATGGGAACTTTGTGCCTTATTTAGATTCCGAAGGCAACAAGATTCCAAAAGGCGAGGAAGTTGAAGGGTTTTCAGAACCTACAACATTCAAAGCCAATATCAGCAATAAGCTGTCAGAAGCCCTTGTGAAAGAATTCGGAATTGATGATAGTACATCATACTGTCAGCTTGTAACGGATAAAGGATATTTGCCACTGAAAGCCGGTGATGTGGTGTGGAAACGTTCGGAAGTCAAACGCACTGATGATGGACTTGTGGATTCAGAAACCGCAGACTACATCGTAAAAGGAGTTGCTGATGAAGGACTGACCACGGATTTGTTTCTTCTTCGGAAGAATATTAAGTAGGTGATTGCATGGCAAAGAAAACTATTTCAATGACATTATCCTCTAAATCCATACAAGCCGCCATAAAGGAATTAGAAAAGTACCGCGATAGTTTACAAGCTAAATGTGATTTACTTGTTTCTAGGCTTGCACAGATAGGTCAGACGGTGGCAATACAACACATATCGGAATCCCCATTAGGAAACACGATAACGGTAAGGGTAGATAAAGCACCGCAGTTAATGACCTCGAATGCGATTCTGATTGCAACCGGAAAAACGGTAACGTCAGAAGATAGAGAACCGTTCTATACTTTGTTGGCGGTAGAGTTTGGAGCCGGTATTTTTTATAATTCCGCAGAGAACCCCAAAGCACCGGAACTTGGATTCGGTGTCGGCACTTATCCTGGGCAAATACACGCTTTTGAAGATGGTTGGTACTATTGGGACGATAAGACCGAAACATGGCGTTATACCCACGGTATCAAAGCCACAATGCCTATGTATAATGCGGAACAACAGATTATTCAACAGTATGTAAAGATTGCAAGGGAGGTATTCGGTGGAAAATGAGTTAAATAGTTGGGCACTTGATTTTGAAGATACCGTTTACCGATTGTTGAAAGTTTACATGGAAAGCAAAGAAAGCGGAATCAAGGTGACGCAGGACGATGAATCAAACGGAACACCTGTTTTTCCAACACTTCTTATACAACAGATTGGATTTACAGAAGCCGGGAGAGATACAGAGTCTTATTTTATTAACGCAATTCGCCCAACATTTCAAATTACAATAACAAATAAAGGGAAAAGAGAAAAGATTAAGGACATTGCAGAGTATGCAGTGTCCTTTTTTAAATCAAAAAATTTTGATGTGTCAAATGCTGTGTTCACGATTTCCAAACAAGTGCGCACGGCAACTTTTCGCGTATCGCGAATTATTGGAGCGTATGAAAATTTAGCATAGCCGCAAGGCAGAAAGGAAGCAGAAAATCATGGCATCAACAAGTTATAAGTCGCGTGTGATTATTAAAGAGCACACAGCGGAACAAGCCGACTTTGCAGGGACTTACAACCTTTTACTTGCTGCAAAGTCTATTCCATCTCCGGCATCTCCACCAAACACGGTTGAGTCAACCACGATGGAAGACCCACAGCAGACATTTGAGAAAGGTATTAAGACAGCGGATTCCCGGGAAATCACCGGAAACCTTGCAAAAGAATATCTGGAAAACATCGAAAAGCTGGGAGATAAAAAGGTTGACATTATCCACCTGTACGGTACAGATGGAATCGGTGGCGTGGCAAAATACGCATACACCGGAACTGTTACCGCGACACCGAATGATGTAGGCGGTGTAGATGAAATCCTTGAAATGACCGCAACTGTTATCCCAAGCACAGCATCGGAACTCGTTACCGACAAGCTGAAAGTTGTTGATAACAACGATGGAACATTTACCGTGACGGTAGTGGGGTAAAAAGCCTATCGGATGAGCAATCGACCACACCGATAGGCGAGGACGAACGGTCGATAGCAGAACTTGAAGCAATAAGATAAGCAACAATGGGGCGGTGGAAACACTGCCCCTTGCCAATTAGGGCAGAAAGGCAAGGTAAAACATGAAAGTTAAATTAGGTGGAAAAGAATATACAATTCAGTTTGCAACAAGACCATCGTTAAAATCACATATCTTACAGGATATTATGAAGACACAGGACATGGAAGATATTTCTTCTATGGAAGATATTCTTCTTGAAACACTTCCTAAGACGCTTCTTGTAGGATTGCAGATGCATCACAATGAAGAATTTGGATATGATTACAAAACAAACGAAGGCTACGATGAGCAGCTTGAGAAGGTGTCTAACATTCTCTATGACGCGATTGACACAAACGAGATTAACTGCATGGATTTATTTGATGATATGCAGAAGGAAATGGTGACAAACGGTTTTTTAGCGCAGATGATGGAGTCGTTGAAGAGAGCGCAGGAGCAGGAACAGGAGAAGAAAAAGACCCCATCCAAAGCGAAAGCCAAGAATTAACATGGGAATATTACGTTTCGGAAATCCGTCCGTTTTACCTTGTGGTAACGAAAGGCTACGGATTTTCCGTTGATGATATAGATATGATGAATCCAGAGTTGCTTAAGCCTTATGTGGATGCATATAAGACAGAATGGAAGCAACGCGATATGGAAATGTATATGTGGTTTGGCAGATATGCAACGTCAGCACTTGTGACAGCAATAGACGCGACATTCGGCAAGGGTAATAATAAGTACGTGAAAGAAACTTGCTATGATTCCATCGAAAAGCATAATACGGACGATCCCGATGCGGAGATACGAGAAATGCTTAAGGCAGAAGAAGCATGGGCGGCTGAATCAAGGAAATCACATTTGCCAAAGCCAAAGATAGTTTAAGAAAAGAGGTATTGCTATGGCAGTAATTATCGGAAGTGCTAGGCACGATGAACACGGAAACTGCTATTCTGGTGGAAAAGCCGGAGACCAGACCGGACAGGAAGTGTCTACACAGAAGTTTTATAACCATTCTAAAGGATGGTACGTGCTAAGGGCGAAGGACGATAGGGTTGCGGAGAAGTTAGCCGAAGCTATGCAGATTGCATCTGGCAATAAAAATATCGGCTATGACCAATCGGAACGCTACGGAGTCATTAAACATGGCATTAACACAAAGGTCAAGACGGAATGCGATTGTTCTTCTCTTGTACGTGCTTGTATTATCTATGCATCCGGTAAGGATGTGGGAGATTTCAATACATCTAATGAACGACCGGTAATTTTGAAATCCAGTTTGTTTGATGATATGGGTTCTTATCATGCAGGGTTTATTCTTCGCAACGGAGATATTCTTGTGACACGCATGAAAGGGCACACAGTGATTGTTGTAAGCGGTGCGAAGAAAAGCAAAGCCAAGTATTATCAGAAGTATACCGGAAATTCCGGTTCAATCGTAGAAGCATTAAAAGCGGTTGGGGAAGATGATGTGTCGAAAGAACATCGTGCGGAAATCGCAAAAAAGAACGGATTTTCCAATTTTAAGTTTACATCAGAGGAAAATTCAAAAATGCTTTCTCTTCTGAAAAAGGGAAAACTGAAAAAGTAATTCAAGGGCGGTAGGGGTCAAATCCTACCGCCTTTTTCTAAAACTAAATAAAGGAGGTGTAACTGTTGGAATTAGAAACCTTAGAAATAAAAATCCAAGCGCAGGCAAGACAGGCAAGCGGTCAGATAGATGCGCTTGTGACAAGGCTTGGAAGATTATCTTCCGCACTTTCAGGGCTTAACACCGGAAATCTGAATAGCCTTTCCACAGGAGTAAACCGACTTGCAGGGGCAATGACGGCAATGCGTGGAATTGATACACGGACTTTTTCTGCGGTTGCAAGAAATATAAGCAAATTAGGCTCTATCAACAGCAGACAGATTAATGCTGCGGCTGGTTCTATGCGTCAGATTTCCAATGCATTAAAAGGGATTTCTGGAATGTCAGCATCTGTTAAGGGTCTGACCGAACTTGCATCTGCAATCAAACAGCTTGGCTACCAGAGTTCCACCAAGGCGATTGAAAATATTCCGAAACTTGCAGTTGCTATGCGACAGCTTATGTCCGAACTGTCGAAAGCCCCTAGAGTAAGCCAGAATATTATTGACATGACAAACGCACTTGCAAGGTTAGCAAGAACAGGTGGAGCGGCAGGAAGTGCGGCAAGAAGCATAACAAGCTCATTTAGTGGATTTAGTTCAAGTGCATCCATGGTAACAAAGAAGTCATTTTCCCTTGCGTCTGCAATCGGAAAAGTGTATGCAACGTATTGGACTTTATTCCGAGCATTTAGGCTACTTAGAGATGCAATCGACATATCATCCTCACTGACAGAGGTTGAGAACGTTGTAAGACAGACATTCGGGCAGTATGAAAGCCTAATTAACAATTTCGCAAAAACATCCATTGAAAAATTTGGTATGTCTGAATTGTCTGCGAAACAGTTTGCAAGCCGTTTCCAAGCAATGGGAACTGCCCTTGATATTCCACAAGGGCAGATGGCAAAAATGTCTATCCGGTTAACAGAATTAGCCGGAGATATGGCTTCTTTCTATGATGTGAGTCAAGAAGATATTGCCAAGAGTCTGCAATCTGTATTTTCCGGTACTACGGCACCTATGCGACGTTATGGTATCGACTTGACACAGGCAACATTAAAGGAATGGGCGTTAAAGCAGGGGCTTGATGCGAACATTTCATCAATGACGCAGGCTCAAAAAGCTATGTTGCGTTATCAGTATGTACTTGCACATACAACCAATATAACCGGAGATTTCGCACGTACAGCAGATACATGGCATAACCAAATAACCATGCTTAAAGAGAACTTCAAAGCACTTGGAGCGGTCGTTGGTGGTGGTTTAATCAATGCGTTTAAGCCATTTATCAAGGCACTTAATGCAGTTCTGCAGAAGGTTATTTCCTTCGCAGAAATGGTAACAAATGCTTTAGGTTCAATCTTCGGATGGAAGTATGAAGCAAGCAAAGGGGCAGGAATCAGCGGTCTTGCCGACGATATTGGAAGCGCATCTGATGGCATGGACGATTTAAGTGATGCCGCAGGAAGCGCGGGGAAAAACACAGGCAATGTCGCAAAGAATGCCAAGAAAGCAAAAAAGGAAATTCAACAGGCAACTCGTGCATTTGATGAATTAAAGGTTATTTCAAAGCAGAGTAAAGATAACACTTCCGGTTCTGGAAGTGGTGGAAGCGGTGGCGGTTCCGGTTCTGGTGGTTCCGGTGGTGGAGATACCGGAAAACTAGTTCAGACTGACACCATCTTTAAGAAATTCAAAAGCGACATAAAAGACCTTGAAGGACTTGGAAAAGCAATTTCCGGTGCGTTAATTAACGCAATGAAAAAAATTAAATGGAAAAAAGTGTATGCAAAAGCTGAAGGCTTTGGAAGGGGGTTAGCCAAATTCCTTAATGGGCTATTTGAGGGTCAGAAAGGTACAACGCTTTTCGGAGAAACCGGAAAACTGATTGCAAATTCATTAAACACGGTGCTTCATGGATTGGATTCGTTTGGCACAACGTTTAATTGGAAACAATTTGGAAATTCAATCGCAGACGGAATCAACAAGTTTTTCCAAAACTTTGACTTTGCATTATTGGCTCAAACGCTTAACACATGGGCGCAAGGCGTGTTTGATACAGTTACGACAGCATTAAGTAAAATTTCTTGGAAGGATATTTGGAACGGAGCAAAGGAGTTTTTAAGCAACTTAGATGTAGAGACGGTTGCAATTATCATCGGTGCAGTAACAATCAAGAAAATCGGAAAAGTTATATTTGGTGCAGGTATTTTAAGCAAGCTCGGATTGTTAATTAAGGGCGGAATAGTCAGTGCAATCGTTTCTGCACTTGGAGCAGAAAAAGGAACTTCAATAGGAGCGGCACTTTTTGGCGCAATTAAGCGCGGAATCTCCGGATTTGTTACCAAAATAGGACTTGTTATTGAAGGACTATTTAGCGGAATGAATTTTAGTGAAGCTCTTGCGAGTGTATTTGGTGGTTCTGCTTCTACTATATCGTCAGTTGCATCAGCTATCGGAGGAATAGTTTCCGTTGTAACAGGAGCGTTTACGGCAATATATAATTTTGTGCAAATGCTTAAAAATGGATTTAGCTGGTTAAACGAAGCGTTGATGGTTGTTGGAGTTGCAATAACAACAATCGGTGTAATAATTTTAGCACCAATAGAGGGCATTGGAATTGCGATAGCTGCTCTTGTAGGGGCAATCGTTGCGTCTGTTGCTACAATAACTGTTTTGGTCAAGGAACATTGGGAAGAAATCAAAGGAATATTTTCAAAGGTTGGAGAGTGGTTTAATACTAATGTGATTAAGCCAATAAGCGGTTTTTTTAAGGGATTATGGGAATCTGTTTCCGGTTTTTTCTCTTCTTTATGGAAAGATATATCCGGTGTATGGAAAACAGTTTCTGGATGGTTCAATACTAATGTTATAACTCCTATTGTTTCATTTTTCCAAGGATTTTCGAAAAGAGTCGGTCAAATCTTTCAAGGATTGTGGATTATTGTCAAGGCTGTATGGATTGTTGTTTCTGATTGGTTTAAATCAAAGGTAATAGAGCCAATAAAGAAGAATTTTGAATTATTGAAATCGGCAGTATCAACCGCATTTAAGGTTCTATGGACAACTGTGAAATCGGTATGGACGGTGGTTTCCGGTTGGTTTAAGGAGCATGTTACAACACCTATTAAGAATGCTTTTAGTTCAGCAAAAGAATCTATTCAGAAAGCATTTAGCTCGGCAAAGACAGCGATAACCGGTGTGTGGAATAGTGTTTCTAGTTGGTTTAAAGAACATGTAACCACCCCGATAAAAAATGCTTTCTCGAAGATGAAAGAAAGTGTAGCTGGAATATTCGGCAATTTATGGAAGAGCGTAAAAAGTGGTGTTTCCGGGGCGATGAACAGTGTAATTGCAAGAATTGAAAGCGCAATAAACTCACTGATACGCGGAGTAAATAAAGTGCTAAGCGGATTTAATAACGTTGTGTCGGTTGCTGCTAAAGTAGCAGGAGTTGATTGGAGCGGCGTTGATCTTGTTAAGGAAGTGAAACTTCCTAGAGTAAAGGCATATGCAACGGGCGGTTTTATGGATAAATATAGCATAGCAACAGTTGGAGAAAATGGACTTCCGGAAATTATGGGAACAGTCGGAGGTAAGCCAGCGGTCGCAGGAAGCCAAGAAATTACCGGAATCAAAGATGCTATCAATTCAACATCTGCGCAAGAGGTTTCCTTACTGCGACAACAAAATCAGTTATTACAAGCTATTTTACAGAAAAATTTCGGAATTACTACAAACGACATAGGAAAAGCCGCAAGGGATTATGGTAGAGAACATTACAATCGAACCGGAGACAATGTATATGTTTTTTAGTGACTTCTATAATTGAACGTGATATAATTCTAAATAAATCATATCACAAGAAAGGAGTCATTATGAGAAACACAAAAAAATTATTAGTAGCGATTGGGTTGGCATTTGCCGTTTTGGTTTCGTCTATGCCAATCCAAAATGCAGATGGGAAACAGATTGTTGCGCAGGCGGCAACTATCAAATTAAGCAGAAAGACTATTAATCTGAAGGTTGGAGAAACGGCAAATCTAAAGGTTAGCGGGACAAAGAAAAAGGTCAAGTGGAGTAGTGGAAATAAGTATGTTGTTTCCGTAACTAAGAAAGGCAAAGTTTTAGCGGTTGGAGAAGGAACGGCATATGTAAAGGCGAAAATAGGAAAGAAAAGTCTTTCATGTAAAGTTACCGTTGTTTCTTCTTTTAATGCAAGCCAAGCAAAGAAAAATATTTCTATAGAATACCAAGACAGTGGTCATGGAGTTGCTGCTATCTTGAAAAACAACAACAAGGTAACTGTTGATCTGGACGCAAAACTTGTATACTACAGAAACGGTAAAATGCTGGATAGCAAAAGCGATTGTAACAGAGCTTTTGAATCCGGTAAGGAATGTGTTCTTTATTTTGACGCACCGAGCGACTCTGATTATAACGATGTTTCTTATGATAACTACAAAATGTCGTTGAGTGTTGATGAAGCAACAAGTGCTGTTTGTGATGTTCGTAATATAATGGTTCAATCGGACATTGGAGCAGATAATGTTACGGTTGAAGCTACAAACGATTCCGGAAAAGATTTTTCATTTGTAAAAATTTCTTGCGTAATGTATGATGCATCTGGCAACTTGATCAAATATGATTATCATTATGCAGAATGTGAAAAGAATGGAGATACAGATTATTTTTCATTTAGTTTTCCGTATGATTCAAATTACGATACGATCTATCCGAGCAGTTATAAGATATATGTTGATGAAGCATATACATATACTTGGTTGCAATAAAAATTGAAAGATAAATGATATTTAAGCCGTGGAAACACGGCTTATTTTATTGGCATCTACCAAACGGTAGGTGCTATTTTTATACCCATTTTTAGGAGGTAAACGATGGGATATGGCGGATATTTAGTAAAGTTTGGGGATTATACCATACCGAACAGTTTAATAAAGCAGGATACGTTTAGTTCCTATGTAAATATGCAGGACAAAGACCCTTGGACGGATGAAAACGGATATGAGCATCGTGATGCCGTGGAACTGAAAGCTTTAAAGGTCGAGTTTGAAACCAAAGCCATGCTGACCGAAAAGCAGTTTGATGATTTTTGGAAGAACATAGAAAAGAACTATACCAAGGCAAAGGAGCGTGGCGGCTATATCACGGCATACGTGCCGGAAAAACGCGGATATGTGACACAGTACGGATATATCGCTGATATTCAGCCTACGTTCTATTCTGTGGCACATGGGAAGATAAAATATGACCCAATCAAATTTTCGTTTGTAGGTGGTGTATATGATAAATAGCAGTTTGAAAGAAAAGTATTGGGATTCCTCGACAGATAAGCAGATGGTCATATCTGTTGTTGGAACGAATCAGAAAATAGACAATTCGATGCTTGAAATCGGTACGTTTGCGCTTGAAGAAAGTCTTTGTTCGGAATCTGAACTAAAATTTGGAGCGTGCGAAGCGAATTGCGTAAAATTCACGGCGCGAAACACCGCAGGAAACATTATCGGAAAGACAATCTCTATCGAAGAAACGATTGATGGAGATAGCAAAAATCCGATGCCATACGGAGTTTTTAAGGTGGCATCCGATGTTCCTACGGCTGACCGTACAAAACGTCAGATTACGGCATATGACGCAATGTATGACATTATCAATACAGACGTAAAGTCTTGGTATGCAGGACTTAGCTTTCCAATGACATTAAAGAAGTTCCGGGATAGCTTCTTTACGCATCTTGGAATTGCTCAAGTTGAAACAAACCTTGTCAATGATTCCATGACGGTCAATAAGACGATTGTAGCAACACAGACGGACGATTCAAGCGCGGTCACAGAAGAGTCCGCTATCAGTGGAAAAACCGTTGTAACGGCAATCTGTGAGATTAACGGATGTTTTGGAAATATCAACCGAGAGGGCAAGTTTGAGTATGTCTTTTTGAAAGCAATCACAAGCGCACTTTATCCGGCAGAAGATTTGTTTCCGGCAGACAACGTATTTCCGTCTGACGCAAACACAGAGTCCATGACCGGACACTACATCACGTTTGATTATGAGGACTTCCAAAGTAAGGCAATCACACAGCTTGAAATCAAGACAAGCAATGATAATGCCGGTGCTATTGTTGGAACTGCCGGAAACAACTATTCGATTACAGGAAATTTTCTTGTATCAGATAAAACCGGAGCGGAGCTGGAACAGATTGCAAATAACCTGTTGCCGATTATGAAACAGGCGGCATACACACCGATTAAAAGTTGCACTTGTGTCGGCAATCCATGTCTGACACTTGGCGAACCCATCCGGTTCAATACCACAAGAGAAATTGTTGAAACGTACCTATTGCAACGCACTTTAACCGGGGTGCAAAGTAAGAGAGATTCAATCTCGGCACAGGGCACACAGACACACTCTGCAAAGGTTAACTCTATCAGAGACACGATTGAAAGTGTGGAAAGACGTACCGGAAAGTTAGAGAGGAACGCAGACCATCTTCAATCCGCGTATGAGGATTTAGAAGACCAGACAAATACCAAGTTTGAGCAGACCGCGAAAAACATTTCCGCAGAAGTCAATCGTGCACAAAAAGCGGAAGGGCAATTAGACGCATCCCTGGAATTGAAGTTAGGTAGAGATGAAAACGACCAAGTCGTTTCGATGATTAATGCCAGTGCCGACCAAATCGTGTTGCGAGGAAACAGATTGATTGTAGAGTGTAACAATTTCGAGCTGGACGCTCTTGGACGAGCGCATATAGTAGACTCTCTGCTTTTTGACAGTGGCGATGCATATGGGGTAGAGATATTAGGGCATGACGGAAGAAATAATGCGCTATTGCAGAATGTTATGTTGGACTTGTCATCTGTTACTGACGCAAATGGAGATGCCATAGGGGATCATGCGAGTACGGCAGATTATGCAACAACCGCAGGAAGCGCAACAACCGCAGAAAGCGCAGAGAGGGCGAGGGAGTGCGTAAATGCATCAATCGCATATTATTTACAAGGCATTGGAATAAGTGATTATATACATATTTCCGGCAACGGAAATTTAATTCCAAGCTCTAGTTCTGTGTACTGTGGAACTAACCCCAACCCATTTGCCGGAGGGTATTCTTCCGGTGGTTGGAAAACAACGTCTGACCGTAGAAAGAAAAAAGATTTCAGAAAATTGTTAGAGGACGATAGGTTCGAAAGATTTTTCGAGTTGCTACAACCGATGAAATATCGGCTCATAGAAAATGACGATAAAATGCATATTGGATTTGTTGCACAGGATGTTGAACAGGCAATGAAATGTTGTGGCATATCTGAAAATGAGTTTTACGGACTAGAGCATGCAGTATTTTCCGAAAAAGATTTTGAATCTAATGAGGAATGGGAAAAATTTTTAGAGCAAAATGGTGGCGCAAATGATATGTATACGCTGTGCTACCAAGAGTTTATCGCTTTAAATACTGCCATGATACAGAAATTGCAGAACAGGTGTAACGATTTTGAACGCAGACTATCCGCGTTAGAAAGGAAGTGAGCAGATGGCATATCAGAAAATCTATAGCCGTGAGCATTGGGAGAATTTCCCAAGTGAAAAAACCGCAATCAATCGAGATAGGCTGAACAACATAGAGGGTGGCATTGATGCAATCGACGATCGTGTGTGCGCACTCGATACCACAAAAGTTGACTTGACCAAAGCTAACGAACTTGTAAAGGAAATCCTTTGGGATGAATCCAACGGAACGCTGACGGTCGTTAAGATGAACGGTTCCAAGGCGGTCATTGATACCAAACTTGAAAAGTTGGCGGTCAACTTCAAGTACAATCCGCAGACGCAACAGCTGATTATTACACTTGATGATGGCACCACTCAGAAAGTTGATTTGTCTGCGCTGATTACAGAATATGAATTTCTTGATTCCGATACGATCGCTTTTGAACTTACATCTGACGGAAAAGTCAAGGCGATAGTGAAAGAGGGAAGTATCCAAGAAAGGCATCTGCGTCCGGATTATCTTGCAGATATTAAAGTGGAATCTTCCAAGGCTGTAAATTCTGCAACTAATGCAAAAACATCCGAAACCAACGCGGAAAAATCCGCCACAGATGCCAAGGACAGCGCAGACCGAGCGCAGGAAATTGAAAACGAGATTAACAAGAAACTCACAATGACAGAATTTGATGTGAATGAGGATGGGGAGTTGATTTACACGGACAATGCGGCATATAACTTTGTCGTTGATAATGACGGAAATTTAAATTGGGAGGTGGCTTAAATGGCTATAGCAGGAAGAGTGGCGATTGTGCCAAAGGGCGATTGGAGCGCAGATGTTACATATAAGAGATTGGATGCAGTAACTTATAACAATACGCTTTATTTCGCAAAAAAGGAAGTTCCAGCAGGAACAGCAACGAGCAATACGGAATATTGGTCGAAATCTATTGTGGGTGGAGCTGGTGGTGTTGCAACAGCTGATGAAGCCGGTGTGGTAAAGCCGGACGGGAAAAGCATGAGCGTAGACGAGAGCGGAACACTTAGTATTAACTTGGATGGAACCACAATTACATTAGACGAAGCAAAAAACGTCATAAAGTTGGCAGATACATTAAAGGATAAAATCGGAAGCGCACTGCAACCGGAAAGTATCGTAAACAACCAGATCACCACAGTGGAAGGCTTCGCACTTGACGCACGACAGGCAAACCCTAATCTGGATGGTACGCTTGCAAAGCAGGTAGCTGATTTAAACGGCAGTTTAAATCAGATTGAACTGACATCTTATGGCATCGAAGGTATTGATGTGGGTAGTACTGTATGTTTTGTAAAGAACAAAATCGCATATATCACTGTTAATATATATTTTAATCCCAAAGAGGCAATCACTGGATGGACAAAGATCCTTGGCAATTTTCCACTCCCGGTACATACCAAAGATTTTTTTATATATTACGATGATGACTATAGTTCTAACACGCTTCTAGGAGCTCGCCTTAATGGAAATGGAGAATTACTGATTATTGGAAGCAAATTTTCACATACCAGATTTATTTGTGGAGCAATATCGTATCCTTTTAAGCAATAGTTTTGCTTGTAATTGAATCTTCACAATGTGTATAAATTATTGGATCACAATAATAGGATATTAGTATATATCTACTATAATTAACACCAAGCGAAGAACCAAATAGGGTTTCAGATGAACCATTATCGTTTCTTACAATTATAATACATGGGCTATTCTGATTTTGTGCATCACAAGCTTTTATGGCAGCGATTCGTGTTTCTTCGGATTGACTAGCATTTGAATTATATTCAAATACTCTAAGATTCTTTAACTTATTTAAACCCATAAATTTACACATAGAAAGGAATAAAAATATGGACAAAATTATCCTTAAAAACAAAAAAGAATTCGAGATTGCCGATGGAGCGAGTCTCGGCAATATTCAGATTCAGTCAAAATCTTTTGACGGAATTAAAACAATCACAGACACTTTCACAGCGAACAACCTTACAGAAGTGACATTTACACACAACGATGCAGTGTCGGGGAAATACACCGATCTGAAATCCGATGGGTTTACATATATGCCGAACGTGGGAGAGGATGGTGCAGAGGATGGTACATACACAGTAACAGTAAGACTTAGAACAAAGACGGAAATGGAAAAGGCAATTGATGAACTGAAAGCAGGGCATGAAGCAAACGCAGAAGCAATCCAAGAACTGGCAAGTATTACCGCAGGAAGTGAGGTGTAAGATATGGTTAAATTCTATGTAAGACGTATTCTTATAGACAAGAAAATGACGATTGATGAAGTGCCGATGCGTTGGCGCGCAAAAGTGCAAGAAGAGATTGAGAAACAGCTCTCCGCTTCTCTGCAATGACATTTTCTGTCGAAACTTGCGACCGAAAAATGTTGAAATCATGCATATCGCAGTGATACTATGGACTTGTCCGAAAGGACACTTCAAGTTCTGGCATGGGTGGGGTTTGGCATGGCTCCGCCCATAATTGGGGATTGACTATGCCAAACACACGTTCTATAATATTTGTATCGCTACATAGGGCACATGATTGGGGGTTTTGAAGTTGGGAGAAGAGTACTACAAAAATGAAATCATTAAACTTATCGAAAAATGCGACAATTTGCATTGGTTAAAAACCATATATGCATACATAAGTAACTTATTAAAATAGGAAAAGAGCCAAGGGTCTGCGCATTGCCCTTGGCTCTTTTTTACTTTTTGTCTGAAATCATATCTACTAAATTTTCTAAGGCTGTCCAATCGCTTTCGCTTAATTTGCACAGTGCAGAAACAAGTCGATACTTAAAGTTTTCATCACCTAATCTTTGGATTTCTCCAAGCATTGCTGAAATCTGTTCGTCTTTTGATAACTCAACAAACATTTCTCCGTTTCCGGTGCGAAGCCAATCTTCATTGACATTAAACTCTTGACAAATCAATTTAACAGTTTGTTCTGACGGAGAATTTTCTCCGCTTTCCATTTTGCATACAGCAGATCGTGAGACTAAAATTTTTTCTGCAAATTCGGTTTGACTTAATTTTGTCGATAACCGAACTTGCTTTATTCTCTCATTCATCCTTTACCCTCCTTTCACAATTATATTAACATTAAATGTTCATTAAGTCAACAAAAACTATTGACAATGTATATTTAATGTGCTATTGTATGTACATCAAATGAACAGGAAAGAGGTGAGAACATGAAGAAAATGACGTTCAGACAAAAGCGCGACTTACTTGATAAGTTTGAGCCGTTCATTATTGGAGGAGTCCAATTCATAAGCGCATTGGCTGGAGCTGCTGTCGGAATAGCTATCTGCTACTTTTTCTAAATGATATGTGGCGGTTGCCGTGATTATGGCAACGACAAATGGGATAAGGATATTTCTCAAAAATGAAAGGAAAAAGTATTCTTTATAAAATCTTCCTTTGGGAGAAACTATAAAGCTAAAATTTGATCTATCCGCAGATGTACTTACTTTTGTTACATATCCTTTATCCTGCAAATCCAAAAACGCTTGATATACATCTTCTTCATCGAATTTACCTATTTCGGAAAGTTCGATTGAAAAATTTGTTTTAGATATTTTCTTTAATATTATTCTTTCAATTTTTAGAAGCATGTTAATTCCTCCGTTTTTGAAAATATTATATCACAGAAAGGAAGCGAAAATATGGATAATTTAGTACGCATTGGAAATGCAGATATTTCCATCAAAGAGTACAAAGGGGAAAGAGTGGTCACGTTTAAGGACATTGACATGGTACATGAAAGACCAGACGGAACAGCGAGAAAAATATTTAACGACAATAAGAAACACTTTATTTTAGGAGAAGATTACTTCGTCCGAAATTCGGATGAAGCCAAGGGGGAATTTGGTGTAACTGCTCCGAACGGAATGTATCTTATCACAGAACAGGGCTATCTGATGTTGGTCAAGTCATTTACGGATGATTTGGCATGGGAAGTACAAAAGAAATTAGCTTCTTCCTATTTTAATGTATATTTTCGGATGCGACTTGAACATTGTAGCAGAGTACGAAATCAGATATTGCGCATGAAAGGAAGTGATTGAATGAGCGAAAAGGAAAAGAGAGTTGTCGAAAAACTTCGTGATGCCATTCCGAATATGACAGATTTTCAGAAAGGATATGTCCTTGGAATGGTAGAGAGTTCTGCTTCAAAAAATAGCGAGCAGGGCGAGGAAAACGAAACGCATAATGGAAGGGAGAATTGAAATGAGCAATTTTGAATTTCAGAAAGTTAATTCAAGGGTAATTCGTAGCGGTGACAACTATTTGGCAAAGGTTGACTCTGCGGAAAGTTTTTCAAGCATTTTCGTTGACGAGGAAACAACATATGGGGTTTCTGTAAGAGATGCACAGATACAGACAGGAGATTCGACTTACACACCTGCAATGGCTTTTACATATTCCGTGGAAGATGGTTCTGTGCGTTTTATAGATGTTGTTGCATGTCCGTTACTCGGAACGTTTGTTTCTGACTGGTACTAAATTATAAAGTGGCAGAAAGGAGCATGAATGAAAAAAGTAATCCAATTCATCATAGGTGCGGTTGCAATGGAGTATTCATTGGTTGCCGCGTGTTATATGGATAGTGAGGGCGCGGTCGGGGATGTGTCGGCTACTAAATTTGTAGCCGGTGCGGTAATTGCGGCAATCATGTATTACTGGTCGGAAGTAGACCGGAAGAGAGCTGAACTCGACAAGCGAATTAAGAGAAAACGCAGAATGAGAGAGGATGCATGGTAAGCGTTGTGTATATAAGTGGCACGAGATGTTCCACGAAAGAAAAGCGTATGCTTGCTGAACTTTTGGCAGGGAAACGAAAGAAACAGAATGATAAAGATAATTTTGAAAAGGTTCTTGACAGAGAAATGGGAAGGAGAAGCAATGGAGAACAAAATAACGTTGATCGGTGATGTTGTATCAGCACCAAGGGAAAGCCATAAATCGAACGGTAAGAAATTTTATAAATTTTTCATCGGAGTTGAAAGAAAAAGCGGTGTCGCAGATATTCTTCCGGTACTGTTTGACAAAGAAATCAGCGATGCAGAAATCAGCGGAACGGTATGTATCAAGGGAAAGATAATTACCCGGCACGTAAAAACAGGGTCTGGAGAAGCCATTCTTACATATGTTATGGCTGATACAATCACGAAGCCAGAGGATGATAGTCCTTTGAATGAAGTAAGTCTTGAGGGCATTATAGAGGAAAAGAAGCTTAGAGAAACACCGCTTGGTCGTAAAATCTGTGATGTGAAACTCAAAACTTTAAGAGAGAATGGGAAAGAGGATTTGATTACTTGTATTGCATGGGGAAAGGGTGCAGAGTATACGGACTCACTTGCTTTAGGCGATAGGGTAAGCACATACGGAAGATTGCAGAGCCGGAGATATAAGAAAACGTGTAAAGATGGTTGCGTTGTGGAAAAAGTCACATATGAGTTGTCAATAAAAGGAATCGTGGGGGTGTAGAATAATGCGAATGATTTTAAAATCGTTGCGACTTGAAAATTTCAAGGGGGTAAAGGATAAGACATACGAATTTGGCAAGACAACAAGGGTTTCCGGCATGAACCGGAGAGGAAAGACCACAATCGGGGCGGCATGGTACTGGCTGACGTCTGATAAGAACTATGAACTTGTCAGCAATCCAAATATCAGACCGGACAATATAGAAGATTGCATTCCAACCGTTACTGCAGATGTTGATGTGGACGGAAAAGAGATTACTCTTTCCAAGATGCAGAAGCGAAAAGTTGGAAAGCCGGATAAAAATGGAGTTTCGAAAGTTACTATCACAAATACATATGAGATCAATTCTGTGCCTAAGACAGAACGTGATTTTAAGGCATATCTGGAAGAATTAGGGTTTGAGTTTGATAAATTCCTCATTTGTTCGCACCCGAATGTGTTCACTAAGGATTTGTCGTTGAAGAAAAAACAGGATGAAATGAGAAAATCCTTATTCGCTATGGCAAGTGCAAAAACAGATTTAGAGATTGCGCAAATGAATAAAGAAACTGCGGATGTTGCAAAACTACTTGAATCTTATAAATTCGAGGAAATTGAAGCCATGAATAACGCTTCCAAGAAGAAAGCAGTTGAACAGTTAGATGCGATTCCTAATCAGATTATCGGTCTGGAGAAAGCAAAAGTTGATGTAGATGTGGCAGAGCAGGAACTTGCCAAGGCTGATCTGACAAGAAGAATCGCTGAATGCGATAAGAAGATTGCCGGTGCCGATCATTCGCTTGACGAATTGCGCGATAAGGAAATGCGGTTACAACTTGATATATCCGGAATTACACAGACGATGAACCGCGAATTATCCAATCGTAGATACGAAATTGATGCTGATCTGTGCGGTTGCGAAGATGAATTAAAACATCTGGAGCAGACGATTTCTTTGAAAGAAAATCAGATTGTCGGTAATGAAAAGGCTATCACAGATGCGGATGCAGAACGGAAGAAAATTGGAGAAAAGTACAATGCAGAATATGCCAAGGCATTTGATGAAGCGCCTTACCTGTTTGACGAATCCAAGTGGGTATTTGATGAAAATAGCACTGTTTGTTCACTGTGCGGTCAGAAGTTGCCAGAAGATAAAATCGAGCAGTTAAAGGCTGATTTTGAAAGCCGGAAAGAAAAAGCCAAGGCGGATGCAGAAGAAAAACTGAAAGCAAAAAGATTTAAGTTTGACACTGACAAAAAGGTTGAACTGAATCGGTTGAATACTATTGGCACCGAGAAGAAAGAACTTATTACCGAACTTGCAAAGATGAATGCTGATCTGAATACAGAAATTGACGCTTTAAAGAAACAGGAACAGGATGCCATTGCAAAGAAAGAAGAACTTTCGAAGCAGTTATCCGAGATCCCGAGCGAAGCTGATTACACGCAGAATGAAGATTATGTGAAACTGAAAGCAGAGCGTGACAAGGTTCTCGCCGATATTGAAAAGCTGGAATCTGATGGTGCGGACAAGATTGTTACTGATTTGAAAGTCGAGAAAGCAGATCTGCAGAGCCAGCTTGATGAAGTAAATAAGATTATTGCACAGGCTGAAAACAATGTTCAAATTGATGACAAGATTGCAGATATGCAACATAAACAGAACGAGTATGGACAAGCAAAGGCAGATGCCGAGAGGATTCTTTATCAGCTCAAAGAAGTTTCAAAACGAAAGAATAAGTTACTTGTTGAGGAAATCAATCAGCATTTCGGTATTGTACGTTGGAAGTTGTTCGATTTCCAGAAGAACGGAGAATATAAGGAAGTTTGTATTCCTACGGTGCTTGATGAAGAAACCGGCATTTATAAGGTATTCGGGGAAACAACAAACACTGGCAGGGAAATTGAAGCGAAGATTGATATTTGCAACAGTTTTCAGAAGTTCTTTAATATGTATGTTCCGATTTTCCTTGATGGTGCAGAAAGTATCAATGATGAATATGTACCGGCTGTTGATACACAGTTAATTCTTCTGACAGTATCAGAGGATAAGCAGTTGAAAGTGGAGGGTGTGTAGGATGAGTCACATTGAAATTTTTAAGTTTGATGAAAATGGAGATTCTGAAAGTTATGGAGAGGTAAGTAACGCATGGCTTGGTTCAATGCGAGTGTGGAACATTTTAGGGGAAAAGTATTGTGGTCATGGGGCATCATTATTTGACATGGGGCAGATGGAAGCAATTTGGAATCTTGTGGATGATAAATCTGTCACGTATGATGAAAAAATCGTCCTGTTTACCACATTCGATAAATACCTTGTTAAGAAAGAAGATATTCCCAAAGTTATTGATGCTTTCCGCAAGTTTGAGGGAAATACAAATCTTAATGAGCAGGCAGATGTGCTTGAAAGTTTGTATGAAGAACCGAATTGTATTGCGGTTGGATTCCATCAGAACAGTATAAGTTGCGAGCAGTGGTTTGACTATAACTGCATTCAAGACAAAGAACACTTTTGGCTATTTGATGAACTGAAAGAAAGCGAGGGTGCCGAATGTCAAGAGTTGGAATAAGCAACAACATCATACAGCCGGATGCACGGTGTATGTCGTGCAAGCGTTGGAAGAGTGCAAGTAAAGGGTTCTGGGGAAGAGCCGGATATTGTTCTCTTCCGTATTGCGAGAAAGATATGAGAAATAAAGGAAAGAGAGGTCGTGTACATGGATGATATTGAAAAATTGAAGGCTGAAAACTCAGATTTGCGAACAAAGGTAAATGACCTTGAGCGTAATGAATATAGCCTTATAGAAAAACTTAGAAAAGCCTCAGAAACAAACGAAAGACTTTTGCGTATTCTTGAAAATTTGTCAAATGGATATGTGAAAAAGGAGAGATAATTATGCAGTATATCAAAGCGAAATTCCCAAACAGTACCAGAAGCTACGTGTATCGCACCGAGGATTCTGTAAAAGCCGGTGACACGGTTGTAAATGCCAAGGGTGCAAAGCTGACTGTTACGGATGAGTCAGTGGATATGAAGTGGGTGGATACCTACGGTGCTGATAAGGTGGCGGTCGTGAAGAAGTATGAGGAGCCAGAGAAACGGTACATTGTCGAGCGTGAGCTTGAACATGCGGGATACAAATGCATTGTCACGTTTGGATATATCGGGCACAGATGCGGTTATGTCGGCATTCCAAAGAATCATCCATTATACGGAAAGGATTACAGTGATTACCTTGAAATCAAGAAAGCTGATGTCGGAGACAGAGAAGTAAGCGGGATTTTTCCTTTGCTTGGTGCTTGCCTGGATGAAGATGAAAGAATCCGCATTGAAGCATATTTTCAGTGCCACGGTGGCATTACATATGCAGGCGGTGGAGAGCATTCAAGTTATCCAATCGAGAGTGATTTGTGGTGGTTCGGATTTGATTGCGGACATGCAGGAGATAGACCGGATTACGAGTATGCAATCAAGCAGTTCCCGAAACGCAGGGATGAACTTGAAAGAATTTTAGATATTCAAAATCAGTGTCATTATGACGGCGATGTTATTCGCACCGAAGAATACGTTGCGGAAGAGTGCAAGAAGTTAGCAGGGCAGTTAAAAGAATTTGAAGAAAGTGAGGAACAGAAATGATTAAATCAGATTTTGGAACAGTAGAAGTAAATGGAAGAGAGCCGGTTATCATGGTTGAATTTGAAAGTCTTTTAGGGGTATTAAGGAAGGTTCTCGGAGATAAGAAATACAACCTTGTTTTGCAGAACGCAAGCAATAAGAAGTTGTCTAAGGATGGTAAAGAAATATCAAGAAAAGGCGAAAAGGAACGCTTGGTAGAAGCTCTCAAAACTTTTTTTAGTGAAATGGAGGATAAGTAATTATGGCAGAGAACAACAGTTTAGAGGTACAGAAAGTTAACACTGCGGTCAGCCAATGGACTAATTCAATCACGAATCTTGTTACAAAAGATTTCGAGTTATGCGGTGTGCCGTATGATGATTATTCAAAGCAGTGTGCCATGTCAGCTATGACAAGCATTTATCAGCTTGTTAAGGATAGCGATAAAATCAAAGATTTAAACGGACTTGATACATCGAATCTGCGAGAGGTTGTCGGTCAGTGCGCAAGCCTTAAACTCAATGCTAATGCAGTGCCGAGAGAGTGCTATTTTCAGCTTAGAACAAAGAGAGTCGGAGACGACTATGTGCAGGTCGTAGAAATGGGAATTGAGGGAGACGGAAACGATGCGTTACTTCGTAACTACGGAGAAAATGTAGATACCGTATATCCTTGTTGGCTTGTTAAAGACGGCGACGAGTTTTCCTATCCAAAGCATAAGGGTATCGAAATGACGCCACCGGAATGGGAAGAAATGGGACGGTCACAGAAAGTTGTCCGTGTTGTTTATCCTCTGAAATTAAAGGACGGCACATTTCAGTATCTGATTGCAGAGAGAGATGGTGTAAAAGTTAATCTGTTTGCTCATGTGCGCAACAATCTGATGAATGAGACTTTCGGAATTTGTCAGAATCGTTACAAGGCATCAGCAGAGCAGTTGAGCAAAATCAAGGCTAAGAAAGAGGAGATTTTCGATGCTTTGAGAAAATGCGCAACCGTTGATGAAATGTTGGAATGTGAAGTTGCAAAGCCTTATATCAGCGCGGCATGGCTTGACACACCGGAATCAATGATTGTTCGTAAAATGCGCAACAATGCAATTAAGAAGTATCGCAAGGACTTCAATAGCATGGCAAAGCAGTCATTCAATCAGCTTGATGAAA